CCCACTGACACCGCTTACCGTCCCGCTTGAGCTGGGCCTTGCGGCGCTTCTCCCAGTCCGGCGGCAGCGTTTCCCTACGGGTGCTTGGCCGGTTGTCCCAACCCATCAGTCGCGGATTCCCTCATCCCACAGGCTTAGCGCCACCTGTAGGTCTGTCTCCAACTCAGCCCGGCTGCAACCGGCGGCGATGAGTACCTCTAGCCGGACCAATCGCTCGTGGAAGGGGATGTTGGATTCACGTAGCTGTGCGGGCATCGCGGGTGCCTCCTGCTCGGGGTGGATGCGCTCAGGTTAGCGCTTGTCGTATCATGCCGGAATCTCGTTGGGGAGCGAGAGTAAGGCCCGGCAGCCGTTGAGGATTACCTCCGGCCGCCGGGCCTTACGCTTACGCCACCTGCTCGTACGTGAGCTTGCTGTAGATCGGCTCCAGCTTGGTCCCTGGAAAGCTGACCCGCCGGTAGCCGAAGCCGCCGTGGTGGGCGAACTCCAGCTTGACCGTGTAGTCCGGGTGCCGCTTCTCCGGGATCCATTCGAGCAGCTCAGACGCCGGGAGCTGGTTCTCCTTGATGCCCTCGGACTTCCACCTCGTGATCACTGTGGAACCCTTTGCGTCATCACGGTGCTTAGCCACGGCTGCCCCCACCTGTCGATCACCACGTTGGGCGACTTGAGTTCTTTAGGTGCTGCTGGCCGAACTGTAACCGTTGTGTGGTCGTTTTCCTCGTCGTACTCCGCACCGGTAGCCACGCTGTAGGCCACGCCCGTGCTGTCCGGACCTAGCAGACGCCCGATGATGTCGTTCAAGTGCAACCGGCCTGGAAAGGTGATCTTCATGCCCCTAGCTCCTTAGCCTGCTTAGCAAGTTCACTAAGAGACCTGGGCTTACGCCCTCTGATCTCTGCCACGCGCGCAAGATTTTGCTTAGCCCGATCAAGCTCCTGCTGCCCAATGCGGTCCAACTTGTCACGATCCACCGCGTTAGTGGTCGCCGCAGCACGACCCCCCGCCCTAAGCATTTTCTTACCGCGCGCACCGGCCTTGTTCAGCATGGCGCGGTCAGTGTCGATGACTTCCCAGCCAAAGCCACGGCGGGTCTCCACCGACTGCTGACCATTCAGCTCCAACCACTCAGCGGCCGACCGCATGGCGCCGTAGGCCGCTTCGTACGAGCAGTCACACAAATCCTGGATTTCGCTGACCGGAATCTGAGCGCCTGGCTCCAGACTCTGGATCAACTCGATGCAGTGTTGCTTGCGAGACTTGACCCCGTCCTTAGGGCCAAAGATGTCTGTCACTAGCCAACTCCTCTGTAGGTGAAGCCCTTGACTTGCCGTGGCATGCCGCGCCCGGCCGCGCCGTAACGAGCTGAGCTGGGACCAGCGTTGCCCTGCGTGAGCGCCTGGGACTCGAACACCAGGTGTATGCCATTCACCCGTCAAAACCCTTGACTTGCGTAGCCTTACCTCGCCCGGCTAGGACCGGCTTTGACTTGCCAAACTTCGCTTTCGCCAGGACTGGCTGCGACTCGCCGTACCACGCCCTGCGTGAGCGCCTGGGACTCGAACACCAGGTGTATGCCTTCCGCTCTCCATAACCCTTGACTTGCTGTGTCCAGCCCTACCGCGCTGTGCCAAACCGGGCCATGCCAGGTCACGCCGCGCCATGCGTTGGAAAGTCCTTAGTTAGGCGATCTCGACCGTGTACCTGCCGTAACCGAGTCGCCTGGCGTCGCCTACCCCCTCAGCCTTACCGGCCTTGGTGGCGTACGCATGAAACGCCGCATCATCGATCTCGTTACCGTCCAGCTCGAACTCAAACGAAGCGGCCCATTGGGGGAAGATCGGGCGACATACTGGCATCTTGCCTGAGCCGACTTTTGCGATTCGACGGTCCACGAATCGGTTGGTGTTGGGATCCCCATTCCCCCAGAGCCCGTCCAGGTCCCGTGGGCCGACGTACTCCAGGGGCGCCCGCTGGCTGACTGGCGCGAAGCCCCGTTCGATCTGCTTGCCTCCCCGGTTCTTGAACACCAGGTTGGCGGCGTTGCGTAGAGACCGGATCAGGTTTGGAAGGGGCAGGTAAGGTCCGATCTCTTCGTCGTGATAGAGCCCTCCCGCAAACTGAAGGCGATACTTCTCCAGACGGTCGTCTTCGGTCTGGTCGGTCTTCTTGTTGATCAGCTTCCGGATCTCCTTGACGTAGAAGTCGTCCGGATCAGCCAGTCGGCTGTTGTGCATGATCAGAGGGCTGGTGCCTGTGAGGGTGATGATCACTCGCTACTCCTGGTTGTTGTGAATCCTTGACTTGCCCCGCCTGGCCATACCCAACCTAGGCTTGCCGGACCGAGGGGGTTGACTCTAGCCACAAGCTCACGCCGGAGTCAACCCCCTCTTTATCAACTGCTGTCCTGCCAGGCAAAACTCGGTGCGGAAGGCTCAGCGACGATCTCCACACCCTGGAACGTGGTAGCCATGCACTCGATCAGCGTCCACGTGGCTTGCTCCGCGTCTGCCTCCGGCACGAACACATCCAGCTCGTCGTGCACCGGCAACAGCACCGAGTTGCCCCATCGCGTCTTGCGCCACTTGACCAGCGCATCCACCAGCAACTCCCGCGCCGTGCCCTGAATTGCGTAGTTAGGCGCCGAGTGTGGCCGCAGCGTGTCGAAGTGGATCAACCGGCCGCTGTAAGCCTGGAAGTGCGACTGCCCGTTCTTGACCGCGTTCCGGACGTTGTTCGACCAAGCGCTCAACTGCGGGGTCATGCCGTCCAGCGTGTTGATCACTGCCTGCGCCGCTTCCAGGCTGGTACCTGTCTGAGCTGCCAGAGCCTCCACACCCCCGCCGTAGAGCCTGCCGAACACCAGACGCTTAGCCACGTACCGGTGTTCCTTGGCTGGCTTGGGCCTGCCGGTCGGGTTGGACTCGGACACCTTGCTGGCCTCGGCGTTGTCACCCCACACCTGCCGGGCGATCTCCTCGTGGATGTCCCGACCGGCCGCGATGATGGCCTTCAGGTTCTCGTCCTGGCTAAGCGCCGCCGCGACCCTAAGCTCAACACCCGAGAAGTCAGCGCCGATCATGAGCTGGCCGGGATCGGCGGTGATACAGGCCCGGACACCCCCCTGGCGGCTTAGCTGCTGAAGGTTGGGTCTGACGCAGCTCATGCGGCCGGTGTTGGTTCCGAGCGTGTAGACCGTGGGTCGGGCCCTACCGTCGCCGTGTTCGCACAACACCCGATAGGGCTCCATGAACATGTTGATCACGGTGTTGTTGTGCCGGTACTCCAAGATCTTTTTGACCAGTGGCCCAACCTCCTCGTGGAACTGAAGCGGTTCAAGCACCTCTTTAGCGGCCGAGATCTTGCCCTTCCGGTCACGAAGGTCGATTCCACGGGCTGTAAGCGCCTCTGCGACCTGTTTGGGGCTTCCGGGGTTCTCGATGCTGGGAGCCATGGAAAGTACGGCAGCGGCGGCCTCATCCCGCAAAGGGCGGTGCTTAGCCTGCATCGCCTTCACGTGCTCGTAGTCCAGCCGGACCCCGTACAAGGGCAGCTTGGCCGTCATGATCTGCACCAGGCGTTCGCGCGCCATGATCTCGTCCGGGATCCCCGGAAGCTCTTTGGCGATGGCGGCGGTGTCCAGAACGTCGCTGGAGGCGTACCGAACCATCGTTTCCGTCCCTGAGTCGGCCTGTGCCCATCCAGAGCGCTCCACGGGGGTGGTTACCTCGGTTTCCTTCAACCAGCCGCCAGCGGCGAACATGGAGGCCCTAGCGGTGTCAGCGGGAGCCGCCGTGGCCCGTGGCCCGAGCACTTTCTCCCCGAGCTTCTTGAGACCTGGGTCGGCACCCGTGCTGGCCGGATCCGCGAGCTTGGCCTTGAGCGCGGTGTCGTGCATCCGCTCCCAGCCCGAGTCGTGGTCGATCAGGTGCGCGCTCGCCAGTGGTGCCAGGTCCGCCGTGGCCGAGTGGGCTTGCAGGTAAGCCGCCTCGCTTAGCAACTCTCGGATCAGCTCAGCCTGGTCGGCCTTGGCCGGGTCGAACGTCACCGCGATCTGGTCGTCCCCTAGCTGGACGGTGCGGAGTTTGTAGTCCCGGTGTCCGATGGGGTAGCCGGAGGTCTCCACGTCCACGGTCAGCACACCGACGCCCGTTCGCCGCATGGCCTGCCGGACCGCCGTAGCCGCTTGCGTGAGGGTCAGCTCGATGACATTGCCGTCCCGATCGCAACCCGCCGGAAGCGCCACCTTGCGACCTTCGGCGTCGTGCAACTTGGCCAGCTTGGCTTCGCGCCTCTCCTCAAGCTTGGCCTGAGCCTTGATCGCCTTCAGCTCCGCGCGGGCATCCGTCTTGCTGATGCGCCGACGGTCTGCCCACACGGCCACTTGGTAGGCGTTGATGGGCTTTAACGGATCGTAGTCGTCCGGTAGCTCTAGGTCACCAAAAGGGGTTTTCCGTGGGTTAGTGGGTTCGGGAACTACCGGAGACGAACCCACTGGGGCCTGTTTTGGCTGCTCAGGCCCAGTTTTTTGATCAACTTCCGCTACTTCCGAGGCAACTTCCCTATTTCCTACTTCTCTACTCTCTTCTCTCTTGTGTGTTGTGTTGTTTTGTGTTGAGTAGTTTATAGTACTACTACTAACTATCTGACTATCTGAAGAAGAAGAAAAAACGGGGCCTGACCTGGTGTTTTTAGGCTCCGATTGTTCTTCACTTGAACCCACGGGAACTAGCGGGCCAACCGTCGGAGAGCTAGCGGAGTTCGGCGCCGGGGTGAACCCTGGGTTGAACAAACCACCCCCGCCGGAAATGATCAACGGGCGATAGACCTGATTTTTCTTAGGGCCAGCGTTGCGGATCGCGTCGTAACCCAACTTCCCGAGCGTTCGACCGAACATGGTTTCCGACGGGGCGGGGGACCTTTTGTACGCGGGCTGCATCTCGTGCCACGCCAGGAAAGCCCTGTGGAGCACCCGGCCGGAGGTTCCGTGCTCGTTGTGGATGCACATCTCCGCGACCCACTCCACGATCGGATCCTGCCCCGAGACCATGTCGTCCATGGTGGTCTGGAGCGTGAACGGCGCCGAGGAGGTAAGGGCAGTGTCGGGGTTGGCCAACCAGGCGGCGCACTCGCGCATGAGCTTCGCCAGTACCCCCGGAGCCTCCTGGGTCCACACCGCCGGGGTAAGGGTCTGCCGTGCGGCGCGCACTAGGTCCCGGTCGGCTTCGCACGGGATGATCCGCATACGCGCCCGCAGCGCCGGGTCAGTGATGGGAGGCTCGTCGTTGGTGGTCATCACGAGGGTGTGCGTCGGGTCGAACGTGACCGGGTTGGCGCGCATGGCGTTACCGGTTAGCTGACCTCCACCGGTTAGCTGCTTGAGCCGTTCCGCCGCCAGGTGGCCCTTACGGGGACCCTCATCGATGAAACTCAACCGTCGGCCCTTGAGCGCGTACACCACCGAGGCGTGAGCGTTGTCGGCGCCAGCGAGAAGGCGGGGATCGGCGGCGTGACCGTAAGAGCCGAGCACCTTGACCATGAGCGAGATCAGGGCCGTCTTACCGGTGCGCTCCGGCCCGTACAGCACGGGGATGGCGGCGTCCGGGTAGCCCGCTAGCGCGATGGACAGCACCCGCATGGCCCACGCCCTGACCTCCGGATCCGGGAACACCGTAGCCACGAAAGCGTCCCAAGCCGGAGTCTCGATGGGCGCCGGAAGGCATAGAGCCGACCTTAGGTGCGGAGTAGCTAGGTCGATTCGCGCCGGTACCGGAACATCACCGGAAGCCCTGAGGTCCCACGCTTGGCCTCCGGCCCATAGAATTTCCGGGTTGGTGTCCAGCCTGCCGACCTCGATACCTCCGGGGTGGCCGGTGTCCTTGACGATGGACTTGAGCTTGCGCTCGATGGCGCCGGAAGGGCCACTGGTGAGGAACCTTGCGCGGGTCTTGGCCTGCCAGTTCTCCGCCGTGTAGTCGCTAGCGCTCTTAGGGAAGTCCGGGTCACCGGGTGGCATGAGCCTCGCTACCTGGGACGTTGCCCAGTCGGCCATGTCCTTGGTTTCACGCCATACGTTTGAGCCCCGGACCAGCCAGGTATCTGAATCGGTTCCGTAACGCAGGGCCGGGAGCATCCGAAGAGCCACCTGTTCGGCGAGTCCCTGATCGGTGCGGTCCGCCGAGGGGTCGAATGGGTGCAGGCCGATGGCCGAGTAAACGGTCCAGGTGGGGTCCTCAGGGTCCTCGCCCATGTCGCCGTCGAACTCACGCTTAGCCGCCTTAGCCCACCTAAGCTCGTCCTCGGGGGTGTAGACCGTGAACTTGCCCTTAGCTCCGTCTTTGAGCCCTTGGTCGATCCAGAGCTGGTCCTGTTCATCAGGGCCGTCCGGCCACACTTCGGTGACGGCGTCTTCCAGGCGCTCGCGGGCGTCGGTCTCGTCCAGGTACTCCCCGCCGACGTAACCACCTAGGGTGAACGCGGCCCTTAGCAGAACTTGCCGGAAGCCCGCGCCGGACTGAGGGTCGAACTCTTTGATCTCCAGGAGCTTGTTGGTGATGGCCCGCTCAGCCGATACCTGGGACTGGGGCTCGCGGTAGGAGATGAAGTCGAACCACCACTGGTCCTTAGGGTCGTGGTCCGGTACGTCGAACTTGGAGCCGATGGATCCGCCCGCGTTGAGCCGAACCTCACGGACCTTAGCCGCCAGAGCTTCGTTGGAGGTGTCCTGAGGTCCATACTCTGCAAGTTTCACCAGGTCAGGGGCTTGCATCCAGCGGTAAGGGTAGAACTGGCCGTCTTCCTTGGACTTGCGCACGGTCGGCGCCAGGAACGCGAAGCCACGACTGGAACCGTCGGGCAGGCCGCTCTTGACGTCGATGCCGGGGAACACGTTGTCGCGGGATCCGCAGTTCATGGACTTGACGAACGAGTGGAACCCGCCGGAGGGGGTGGACGCGACACCGTAGCTAAGGGGGATCATGCCGTCCAGGAAGGACAGATCGCCGTCGTTGCGGGGGTCCACGTCGAGCAGATCCAGGCCCTTACCCATGACCGCGCACAGGGCCATGCCGGGCTCCCAACGGTCCACGACGGCCGGGTCCGGGATTGTCTGCTGCCAGGCGGTGGGGAGGTTGAAGCCCACGGGGTGGTTGGGATTGGGCGGCGCCACGAAGATCGGAATCCCCGCCCTGGCCATCTCCCTTGCGATCTCTAGCGCTTGCTGTTGCTCTGGAGTCAAGTTCACTGTCGTCCTTACTTAAACAGACGGGGGTTACGCCGGACCTGACCCTTAGCCGCGAAGTGTTCAGCGTGCTCAGTGCACATGTACAGTTCGAACTCAAGCGACTTCATCTTGACGGTCTCCACGGCGGGCTTGCTGCAGCCCAGCACGAGGGGTTGGCCCACCGCGTCTGCGCTTACCCCTATCGAGGCTTCACAAAGATCATCCTCGCGGGGCTTAGCGGGCCACTTGGAACCACCGAGCTTAGTCATCGAGCCACCTGACCCGTGTCGACGTCCCTGACTGGGATATCAAGCTTGCGGAGAATCTGCTGACCGATGTGTCGGGTGTAAGCCGGAGGGATGGCTTGAGCCAGTTCGTCTCGTGTCATCCAGTCGATCTGCATGGCTTTCTTCCACAGCTCACTTTCGCCGGGACCTAGACCTTGACCCCGACCAAACACGCCTATCACAGGTGACATGACTATCTCGGGTTTCCCGGAGTGGTAGCGCTTTGTGGGGTACCCAGGGCTTTTAGCGGCCTGACCCACATGATCACACGGTGGTGCTGCCAGCCGTACGTTAGACTCGAACAGTCTGTGTCTACGTACACCAAGGTCGAACGAAGACCCGCACAGCGTAATCGGGTTGATCAAACCAGGGTCCGGGGGAACGTTCTCGATCACGTAGAGCAACCCCGAAGCTAAGCATTGCTTGCGGAAGCTGGGGATCAGGTCCGTGTGGTGCTTGCTGGAGAACGCTTTCATCGTCGTGTGCACCTTGCAGGGCGGCGAGCCTGCCAGAACCAGTGCTCGACGCTCCTGCGCGAACCCAACAAGATCAAAATTAGGTACGTCTACTTGTAGGAACTCAAAGGGATAGTTCGGCTGCGGAAATTTGTCCAGGCCGATCACTTCGAACCCCGCTTGGGAGTAACCCATGGAGGCACCACCCCCACCGCAATAGGCATCGATCAACACCGGTCGGCACTTGGATCCACCGAGTTTCGTCATCGAGAGACCTGCCCCGTACCGACGCAGTACTCCGCGTGCTCAGCGCACATCCGCATCTTCAGCTTTTGGGAGCTGTTCGTGGTGACCGTTTCGGTGGCGGGCTCTGGGCAAGGCATGTCTACCTTGTTGCCCGGCTCAAGCTTTGAGTCCACTAGTACCCATGCATCGCAGTTCATGTGTTCCACGCCTTACTGAGAGGGTCTGGAATGCCGCCGTCGGAGACCGCCGCGAACAGACAGTGTCGGGCACCGTCGGTAGCGTGGGTCATACCCTTCGGGAGCTTGAATCCTGCCTTAAGAAGCCTAGCTTCGGTAGCCCATGGTTTGACCTCGCTGGCCGAGCGGGAGGAGAACCGGATCCCCGGCCAGTCACCCACGGCCCGCAGGCTCTCGATCTGCTCCAGGGTTATGTCCACGGCCTTAGGGTCCGAGACCTTGGCCGAGCGCCTCCCCCGAACGAACCGCTCCACGGCCAAGATCTGACGGGTGTCGAACGGCGAGTTGAAGGTGAGCAGGTGCTCTACCAGCCAGATCAGGGTGGAGGTGTCGTTGGGAGCCAGCTGGTACATGTCCGCCCCTACCAGCACCTCACGGTCATAGCGGAGGCAGCCGACGCCGGGGGTAGGGCCGGGATCCACACCTACGACGATCAGGGATTTGCTCATATCCCCAACTCCTTGCACTTTGCCTCCCAGGACAGCTCATCCCACCAGGCTTCCTCGCATGGGCAGGTCTCCACGGTGCAGGCACCTAAGCGGTTGTCGTGCTGGTCTTCTGTGTGGCCACAAATGCAGATGCAGGTCATCAGTGACACGGCCCTTCTCCGCAACGGCAGTCCTTACGCTTACGGAAGCAACCAGGGCAGGTGTCGGGGTGCTCTTCCTCGAACTGGGCTTTGATGATGGCGTCCTCGAACTCCTTGCTGACTCTGATCATCACTCGTTCTCCACTACATCTTCGACCCGTTCAGTGATCTCGTGGTTTAGGTACCACTGGCCTTTCTGGAGGTCTTCTACCTGCTTGAACTTGTCGCCCTTAGGCTTGAACGCCACCCGCCACACGTACTTGAACAGGTTCCCGAGGCGGAAGTTCATGTGCTTGGTGATGTCGATGCACTCGATGGTCTTGCCGCAGCCCTGGCAGTAGCACGGGGAGCTGTAGTGCGGCGGATGATTCACCATGTCCGGGGTCTGTTCCGCCGGTTGGCTCGTGAGCTGGTCCAAAAGCCGCTGTTGGTGCGGGGCAAGCTGAGGGATTCCACCGGGCCAGGTGAACGCCGGGATCTGGGTCATCTGCTCTTCGGTTAGCTCGATCTCCACGTCATGCTCCGAGCCGCCGTCGGTAAGCCACTGGTGGAAAGCCTCGTCCTCTCCCTCCGGCGGGGTCTCGGGCTCCTGCTCTCCGGCTAGCTTGCGTTGACGCTCCTCCCGGCGGGCCTGGGCCTTCTTGACCTCCCGGTCGGCCACGGTTTTGTTGTGCTTAGCCACCCAGTCGTTGCTCACTTCTTGTCCTCCTCGACGTGTTCCAGAATGATCTTTGCGGCTTTAGCAAGGTCGTCTGTTCTTACCGCGCCCATGGACACCCACTCCCGCATGATGTCCATGGCCCACACCATGTCTTCCCGGCCGGGGCAGGTCACGTGGACGTACCCGTCGGGGGTGTAGGTGGCCATCTGGCCGATCTTGACGGGCTTATGGCAGTTGAGGCACTTGGTACCGCCGAACCTGTTCCACATGAAGCTCACGCCACCCTCTCCTTAGCTCCGATTCGGGTCACGGAAGCCCCACCGAGCAGCTCCGCGACGATGCGGGGGTCCTTGACCAGGTCAGACAGGGCGCCAGCGCGTTCCTTGAGTACGGCCCGGACCCTGGTGTCGATGGTGTTCTTAGCTACGATGTCGATGATCTCGATGGACTCGTGTTCCGCGCCGATACGGTGGAGTCGGTCTTCGGCTTGGAGCGCATCCACGAGGCTCCAAGGACGAGCGAGGAATACAGCCGTTCTTGCTGCCGTGAGAGTGATACCGACACCTCCGGCCTGCGTGACGACACACATAACATCCAGCTCCCCGGCCTGGAACGCCGCAATTTGACCGGTCCGATCCTTAGCTGATTGACCGCCCTTGACGTACCCGACGCGGTAACCGGCTTGCTTAGCAGCGTGACCAGCCAGGTCAATGAGTTGGCGGGACGGTGCGAACACGACGACTTGCTCCCCTCCGTTGGGTCCGCACCTCTCTTCCAGAACTTCAAGCATGGCGTCCACCTTCCACGAGGGGTTCTTGAGGTGGACCTTCTGGTGAGTGTGCTCTCGTTCGATGCCATCTTCGCCCACTTTCAGTTCGGTCCAGGCCTCTACGTCGGCCGCCGCACAGGCCAGTTGGCTAAGCCGGGTGAGTTGCGCCAGCACCCCCATAACTGACAGTTCGGTGCCGTCCGGCAGTTGCGCGAGCATGTCCGCCGCCATCTGGTCATACGCCGATCGGTAGGGGCCGGGCAGCTCCACCGTTCTGATCGAGTAGACCTTCGGAGGAAGCTCAGTAAGGACATCGGCCTTAGCCACCCTTCGGTGTTGACCCAACATGCAGTTCCAGAACTCGGGTTCGGTGTATTCGTTCATGCCGATGACCTTGTCCGCCCCGTAATCCCCTGGGATGGTCAAGCAGTACCGCTCCAGCCACCGCTCACTACTAGGCCATGCTCCTGGGGCCATAGCATCAAGGGCGGGCCAGAGATTCTTAGGCGAGTGCGTGATCGGTGTCCCCGAGAGCCCGACGAAGTTCTCCGCACGCTTAGCCAGCCGACGAACGGCCCTTGAGCGATCGGTCTGGGCGTTCTTGATGAGGTGCTGTTCGTCGCAGACAACGGTCTTAGCCCCTAGCGCTACCAGTGGAGATTGTCGCGGATTTGTGTTTTTGGCGTCCCGACGTGCCGTCTCGTAGCTGACCACGTATACGTCGTGCGTGCCGACCAGGCGCTTACGGAAGTCCGGTGTTCCACGCCAGGCGATAGCCGTCCAGTTGGGCGCCCACTCACGGAAATGGCTAACCCATGAATCTGCGACACCGTTAGGGCACACCACCACGATCGGGGCCACGACTCCACCTTGAGCCGCACGCTCCCTAAGCCCCAAGATCGTTGTGACCGTCTTGCCGGTACCGGGCTCATCGAAGATCACCATCCGTCCTGTTGATGCGATCTTGAGGGCACCCTCTACCTGGTAGGTCCGGGGGACGAGGTTGGCGGGCAGCAAGATCGACAGTTTGTCGTTGGGGAGTGAACGCGCGAACATCTCCCGTTGGAGCCACGCGGTGAGTTTGGGCCCGACGGTCCACTTACCGGCGAAGGTCGTACTGAGCTGCACCACGGCTTGGAAGGTCAACGGGCAGACTAGAGCGCCGGGTGGGTCCGAGGGGTTGAAGAGCGGGGTCATGAGCTGGAGGAGCTTGGCCGCGTACACCACGTCCTCTTCGGGACCGTCCGCGAGGAGCACGATCTGGGTGCCGTCGGCCGAGATTTCAGCGAAGATTTTGATTTGTTTATTTTGCTGCACGCTTAGGTCCTTAGCTAAGGGCTTAGCCTGTATAAAACTCTGACCTGCGGAAACGTTTAGCTACAAGATCAAGTTTACAGGCTTTACAGACACCTAAGGGGCATGTCCAAAAAACTTGGAGAACATTGGACATGCCCCTTAGCCGCTAAGCCTTACTGCTGTGGCGCCCCGGTGAGCTGCCCGAACAGAGCCTGCTTCTCCGGCGGCAGTGACGCGAGGTCACCCGGAGGCGGGGGCTGCTGGACGGGTGGCGGGGTTGCCTGCGGCTGGGCTTGTACGGGTGCCTGTGGAACCGGCGGTGGTGCTACCGGAGGCGCGTACTGCTGCTGAACCTGCTGAGGTTGAAACTGTGCAGGCTGCTCCTGGACCGGGGCCTGGGGCGGTGCTGCCGGTGGCGGGGCCTGTGAAGGCTGCTGGGCGGCGGTTGCCTCGTTAGCCAGGGTTTGGGCCTGACCGGCGGCCGAGAGGTCCGGGTACTGGATGTTGTACTGCGCGGCGATCTCCTGGGCCGCTGGGCCTGGTCGCCAGTAGCGGTACTCCCACGTGTTGGCCTTGAAGTTACCGGCCTTGCGGGTGCCCGTCTTGCAGACGTAGATGGCCGCGCCGGGCTCCGGAGGTCCAGGAGGCGCCCCCACGAGCTGCATGGCCCTCAGGAGATCCTCACGAGCCGCGCCCTGGTTGAAGAGCTTAGCCACACCCTCGGGGTTGTCCTGCGACACCGGGACGTTCAACGGGATCTTGAGAACCCACTTCGGGTTGCCCTTGCCGTCGACCGCAGGCTTGGTCTTGTCGTTGATGTCCGACTGCTGCTCGGTGTCGGAGTCCACGAGCGCCCGGTTGACGATGCCGATGTGCCAGGAACCGTCCGTCGAGAACTTGAGACCTCCACCGCCACCTACGGCCGGGGCCGAGTAGAAGTCATCCAGCGAACCTGTGGCGAACTGCGGCGGCGGGCCCGCTGGGGGCTGCTGGAACTGCTGGGCACCCGTAGGCGGTCCGTACCCTGGGGGCGGCTGCTGGTAACCCTGAGGGGCTCCGTAACCAGCCCCTGCGGGATTGCCGTACGGCTGCTGGTAGGGGTTGGGCTGCGGCGGGGGTGCGTACTGCGGCTGCTGCTGGGAAGGCCACTGAGGACCACCCTGCGGCGGGTAGGGCTGGGACATTTAACCGATCTCCTGACTTCGCATCATTTAACTGAACCCAAGCACCTCGCTAGCTGGAGGGCCTGGGGGCTTAGTGGCGGCACACCGTCATGCACTTCTTGGCGTAACAGAAGTGGTCCTTGGTGCCCGCTACGGGGCGGTGGTCCACGGGAGGGTGCTCGCAGCTACGGGCGGGGCATTGGCCCTTGTTGTTGGCCTTCTGAAGCTCTAGTCGTCGTGGGGAGCGGGCCTTGCTGCCGGGCTTGGGGAGGGTCTCGTCGGCGGTGTTGTCCATGCTCACAGGCTTAGTTCCCTAGGTACTGGGAGGTGGACGCGGTGAAGTGGTGCTTCCAACCCCAATCGTCCTGGATGTACTGACGGTACTCAGCGAGGTCCAGCTCGATCGTGTCCTCGACGTGCATCTTCAGCATCCCGATGGCCCGCTCGTACTCGTCGCTGTAGGACACCGGCTTAGGCAGATCAAAATCCACCTTGAACGCCTTGCGGGCCTGCGCATCACTAGCGGCGTCGGTCAGTGCCTTGATCACCTTGACCTGCCAGTTTGTAAGCGCCAGCATGTAGGTGGCCCGGTGGCGATCTTGATTGTTCCGAAGGGCGGTGATCAACTCAGACTTGTTGACCTTGACAGTCTTCACGCTTGTACTCCGTAACGAGGACCGGGGCATCCACCACCGGCCGGGTTCTGCCTTGCTTGGGGACGAAAGAACGGGCAGAAGTAGCAGTTCTGGTCCGTTTCACAGCTTGGCACGTCCATGAGCTGGGCGCTGCCGGTGATCAAAGCTAGTGCCCACTGCCGCCTGTACTCGGTTTCAGTGAACACCTGGTCGAGAAGCACGTCGTCGGCGGGGGTGTAAGGCCGCTCCCAACAGTACGAACCCGCTAGGGACGCCGCCGTGGCTGGGAACGCTAGCAGAGCCACCCGCTTGACCGGAAGCCCCAATCTCCGGAAGCCCCGCGCGTAGAGAAGCATCTGGACCACATACTGCCTCGGGGGCCCCTCCGGAGACTTGATCTTGGCCATGGCGGCCTCACCCAGAAACTTATGGTCCCCGACGCACTGCTCTTCGAAGTCGTAAAGGTCCCCGGTGCCGGGGTGGAGATCGTGTGGAGTGACGCGGTACTCGGTGAGCCAACGAGCTTTACCTCCACGCTGGGCCGCCTTACGTTCGTTGTCTCCGTCGAGGGCTTCAGCCGCCCAAGCGTGTAGCGCGGTCCCCCGAATGCTGGGCCAGGGATCCGCTACGTGGTTGAGCTTGGGCAACTGAGCCATCTTGCCCGCGACCTGCCGATGACACTCCACACCCAGTTCGGAGGGGCCTAGGTGTACTTGCAGCGTTCGCGGGGCCCTCCCGGCGTGCTCGTGGAAGACCTTGACGATCTCACGGGCGTAGCTGTCTGCCCATGGCGTGTTACCCCTTAGTGCGGGGGCGGCTTGGCCGAAGAAGGCGTCAAGGGAGGGTTTAGCGAACGTGCTCATCACCTGAGCTTAGCCCCGAGTGCCCGTGGAATCGCGCGTCCTGTACTCGTTTTGATAGTCCAAACGCGCCGCGATGATCCTCAAGCCGTTAAGAAGGTCCGGGTTCTCCAACAACAGACCCAGAGTGGAGGCCACCTCACGCCGATGCACCGACTCCGAACACTCCGGATGACACCGATCTCGGCTTAGCTTACCTAGTACCCGGACCAGGTCTAGAAAGGTCATTGCTTAGTGCCTTTCTCATGCGCGTATGTGCTGATGTGCAGGATGTGCGGCTCGAACCCCTTAGGAACCCAATCCGCGTAAGCACGGGCGGCCTCTTCGGTGGGAAACCACTCGACCGGGCTCATGGGGCACTTACCCAAGGTGCACCAACCGTCGGCCGCCCCACCGAACAGCACCACCACGTAACCAGAGATCACGTCCGGGCTCCCGTCTTAGCGTCCTTGGAGGCTTCCAGGAACCAGGTGACGCGCTTGGTGGCGTACTTGACCCAGGTGAGCGGTTCCTTGGCCTTGAGCATCTTGGAGTCGAGGTTCCAGGACTCCTGCGACCGCATCACCCAGGGCTTAGCCAGGTACTTGGAGTGGATCACGATGCGTTCACGGCCGGGGGCCAGGGCGGACACCTCGGACTTGATCTGGTCCTTGAGGCCCTTGAAGCGCTCTTCGGCGGCCTTAGCTTCGGACTGGGCGTTCTCCAGCATCGCCACGAGGCCCTCTAGCTTGCTCTCGGGCTCTACCTCGATGTCGAACGGCGGAACCTCAGCGGGAGGGCCGTAACCGTTCGGCTTACCGTCGTACTGACTCATGAAACTAGCTCCTGTAGCTCGCTGGCCAGGCGTTTCTTGACCCTGGGCCAGATGGAGGGGGACATGATCTTTTGCAGCTCCGTGGTTGACACGCCGTGCCAGAAGCGTTCGATCACGTAGTTGCGGTAACCGTCGGGCAGCTCGGATACAGCTTGAGCCACCCGGCCGTCGTGGTAGTCGCTCTCCACTTGCTCGATCGCTTCCACCTCCGCTAGTAGAGCACCGAGGTCTGACAGTTCCGGAAGGCGCGAGTTCCGTTCTCCGTGGGTTGGTGCCGACAGGTCCCGCGTGAAGTTGCGCATCCTGTTCCTGGCCACCGCCATACACCAGCCCACGATGTCATCGAACTCGGTGCAGAGAGGGGGTAGATCCGGGAGAGCCCGCCAGACCGCGATCCAAGCCTCCTGGGCAAGGTCTTCGGTGTGCCGTCGCTCATGCCTTGGGAGCCACCTGATCGCCGCGTATCTCAACAACGGCCTAAGGTGCACTAACAGGCTCTCCTGGTCTACGTACGTCACTGGCTTAGAGCCACCTTGACGTTCTCGCCGTAGAGCAACTGGGTCGTGGTGAAGATGTAGAGCATCGCCTCTTCCCGCCACATCTGCTTGAGGGGCTCTTTCAAGGCGTGCCATGAGATCCATTCCGAACGCTTACGGCCTGGGACGCGCTCCCGCCGGATCATGTCGGCCATCTCGTCAAGGGCCCGCTCGAACAGCGCTTGGGGAACCTTAGGGAGCTTACGCGGAGCGTCTTGGGTCGTGTAGACCTCTGCCGGGGCGCTCACAGGATCACGTCCTGGCTGTCACCGTAAAGCCACTCCGCGAGGGCGTCGAACAGCCGAGTAGCTTGCTCGCGGTTTAGCTGGGCGCGGCCGGGACGGTACTTACCTACGGTGATGTGGAGGTTTCCGTCTGGGCGACCTTGGGGGAGTGCCGAGTCTTGGATGATCACTTCGCCGGGGAGTTTGAGAAGGACAGCCACTTAACTCTACTTTCGTTGCTTAGGCTCCTGAGCCGGGATAGCTAGGAGGTCGAACGTCCGTCGGGCCTTGGCACCTGTGCGGGTGTTGAGGTTGACGGTTCGGTACACCCCGCCGAGCAGACCCCTGAGGGCATGATTCTCGTCGGCCTCTTTCTTGCACTCAGCGAGGACGGGGCATCGGCGGCAGTACTTGTGCGCGGTCTCGATGATGTCCTGAGGTGCGCGCCGCCTGGGACCGGTCAAAGGACGTTCCTCAAACAACTTAGGGTCGGCGGTGCCACACGCGGCTTGCTCACGCCAATTTCGCCCTAGCGGTTTCTTGAGGTGGTCGATCGTTCCGATCATGTAATTGTCACGGTCTTTCTGTGGTAGTGGGCCCCGGTCGGGCAGCAGTCCTATCAGTCATCTGGGCTTTTAGGAACCCCGACCGGAGCTGGCACTACTTTCTCAGAGCGTTCACGCCTGTGTCAACCCTGGGATTACTACAGGGTTACACGTACCGCGATGTACCCGAGTAAGAAGCTGGAAATCGTTTCGTACCAGTTCACTCGACATCCTCCCATTCCACGACCTTCTGGATCTTGTACTCCTTACGTGGCCCGTAGAAGTTGTTGCGGTCCAGTTGGGTCTTCACTCCACGGGCTGTGGCCAGCGAGGCGTAAGTCCTTAGCCTGCCTCCGGCGCTGGGTGCCCGTTCTGGGATCCACGGGTCATCGGAGTCCTTACGCCTGGACACGATCCGGTACAGGTCGTAGGTCTCCATCTCCACCATCATTCGATACCGCCTCCTTACCTACTCCGGTTGATCCGCCGGGACTTACGGGCGACCTTGTTCTTAGCCCTGCGCTTATCCAGCGCGTTAAACTGGGCTTGCGTGGTCAGGCCGCCGAACATGGGCTTACCGAGGTGGTTCATGCCGAGCAGCAGCGGAAGGCCGAGCCGGGGAGCGTACTTCTCGCTGTGCGGGTCGATCTTGACCTCTTCGCGTACAGATGTGGTCACTTCACTTACCTTTCGTAGCGCAGACGATGCAGGTCTTAGGATTGTTGCCTCCGCAGTGCGGACAGTTAGTTGCCTCCGCAGTGCGGACAGTTAGCGGGCGACCTGCGATCCGGCTGAAGCTCGCTGCAAGGTGGCCAGCGGGTGTGGTCACGTCCGGTTCGTCGCCGCTGTCGTCGTCCACCAGCTCGTACCAGTAGTCGCCGACCATGACGAACCGATCGCCGTTATGCTCAGCGCCCATCGCGCAGTTGTCACTCATATTCGGTTCCGCCCTTACGGGTCAGGTACTCGGGGGACACCCACTTGGCGATCTTTCGGCCTCCGTAGACGCTCCGCTGCTCTGTGGCCGACCGGATGACGACACCCTCCCGCATGTGGTCGAGGAGCTTACGGCCGTCAGCGGAGGCAACCCAGGTGTGCCCGGAGACCTCTGCCGCAATTTCGTCCTGGATAAACCCGCCGGAGTAGACCGTCGGCACCTGAGGGATTCCATTACGGAGCATGAGCCCCTTGAAGTCCATCGCGTCCACCCATCCAGGTTCGTCGGGCGTGTCGTATTCCATCCAGCAGTCGAATGCCCGGAAACCTAAGGTCTCGTCGCGGGCGGCTTCGTGGCCGTACTTGAGGTCTTGTACCCCGGCCCCGAAAATCTCCCCGAACAGGCCGATCTTGCACGCGCCCTCCTGCATGGCCATGCCCTGGAGCTTCATCGGCAGCAGGTTGTGCAGCACGGCCCGCCAGTAGAGATTATCGGGGTTGGGCTTGATGGCCAGGTTCTTAGCCCCGTGACCCTTAGAGCTGACGTAGACCTTAGCGTTGCCGCCATTCGCCGGGTCATGGATGTACGTGACTAAACACGCCGTCCCGTGGATCTTCTCGGTGACGACGACGCGCTCTCCCCGATTGAACATCTTGGGGTAGCGCTGGTAGTGCTCGATGTCGATCCAGCGGACCAGGTCAGGGCACGGCTCGATCTCCCCGGACATGTGCACAGGGATCTCCGGCGTCCACTTCTCGATACCCAGGAACTCAGCCCAAGGCTTATACGTCGGTTCGTCATGCTTCTCCTCTGTGAACCACAGCCGATATACCGCCGTAGGTCGACACACGATGCCCTGGCTAAGCTCTCCCCGGAGGCGTACAGCCTTGACCCGGTTGGCCTGCTTACCTGCCAGCTTTCCCTCCAGGCCGAGTTCTTTGATCAACCCGGGTGGGAGGATGGCCTGTTCCGGGATGTACATGGCGTAGTCGCCGGTCTTGTACACACCCTTGGGCACGACGGCCCGGTACAGACCCACCTCAGCCAGCTCCAGCGCGTCGGCGTTCGGGTGCGGGAGGATGGTCAGCTTCTCGATCGTGCACTTGAACGTACTCATGAGGGACTCCGTTGGTCTTGCGAGGTCAGGTGCCAGTTTTGGTGTTCGCACTGGTAGACGCGGTTTTCGTTGGTGTCGCGGTGGGATTTGTGCTTGCGCCGCACTTGCTTGAACTGAAGTTGGGACAGTGCGAACTTGGCGGCTAGCTCGTCCGCGTAGGTGAACTTCCCGCACGGACAACGCGGCACCCTAGGTTGCGGCACTCGTTGACGTCGGTTCGGCATGTGCCCACTCTGCCGTCAGGAAGCGAAGTTGTCAACCCCTACTTTACTCCGGCGGGGGCACGGTGTTGTCGACAGGGCCGTAGCCGTAGTCGCGCCGTTTGAGGCTCGCCACCCAGTAGCCCCGGTTCGCCCTCATCTGCTCGTCCGTGATCTTCTTGACGTAGCAGGTCTGGTTCACCCGGCCGATGTTCCACGTTGTCTTGTGGACCCAGACCCGCTGAGCGTCGTCGTAATACACGTCCACGCGAGGTTCGAGGCTGGGCGGCTCCGGGATGGTGGTCTCACGGGGGTAGTAGGTGGGGCTTGTGGGATCGTCATTGAACACGCGCAGGGGGTAAGCCACCTTCTCGAACAGCTCCCTAGCTTCCCTCAGGTCGTCGAATGCGTCCCGGGTATCGGCCGTTATCGTGACCTTAGGCTGCGGCTTAGGTGCGTTAGCTTCCACGTACATCGTGCCGGTGGACTCACCCAGGATCTCGATAGGCGGCTCACCGGGGACCTCCACCTCCAAGGCCACGATGGGGAGCTTGACGTTTGTCGCGTTGGGCCGCTTGGACGTGCCGGACCGCAAGGTGATCTGCCGGGGATCCTCGATCTCGATACTGACCTGGTCGCCGTTGATGTCCGTGACCACCAGGTAGTAACGAGCCTCCCGGTTCTTGAGGGTGGCCAGCACTTTCTTGGTTTGATCGCCCCACCCGAACTTCTCGACGGACTTGACCCCTTGGCTGCCGTCCACACGCACCGCGTCACTCCTTACGTAGTCGGTAGATGGCTGTGGTGACCTTCTCGAAGTCGTTGGTCGTATCACTCCGAAGGTAGGAGCCGACAGACGATCTCGGAATCTCGTGGCCCAACCTCTTCTGGACGGCAAGGTAGATGTCACTGATCCTCATGCCCTTCTCTCCGGCCTCGCCGAGTACGTCCACGATGGCCTTGCGGGTGGCGTCGCGCCTCTTGCGGGTGGGCTGCTTGAGCATGGTGCTGATCCGGGCCTTGCTCAATCCGGCGCCCTTGGCCAGCTCGGTGATGGTCAGCCCGTCGTCGTTCATGAGGCTGTAGAGGAACTGCTTCCGGGCCCGGGCCAGCTCCTCTACGTCTGTACGGGCGCGCTCGATCTCGTCGGACAGCCCACGGAGGCGCTTGGCCCACTCAGGTAGTTCCTGCACGTCAGTGCCGCCTACGGTCGGTTGTGGGGTGCTGGTCATGGCTACATCCTCGCTTACTTGGACGAATTTGGAAAGTCCCTGTTGACATCTTCGTTCTGGCCGGGGTAGCTTTGCGTCATCACCCCGTTGACAGACACCATAACGGAGCAGGAGCGAAAACTGATGGGTAAGCAGGAGCAGTCCGAACCGGACATCGAGATCACCGACATGTGGGAGCCGGGGAGTAAGCCCGAACCGGCTGAGACCGATGGCACCGTGAGTCAGGAAGAGATCGACGCCTTCGTGGCGGACCTCATGGCACAGGCCGAGAAGATGGTCAACGCGAAGGACGGATGGTCGGAACCGATCGATGGACCCCCGGCCGAGCTGGACGAGCTGGTCACGGACCGCAAGGACATTGTGGCGGACGGTTGCCACTCGGTGAGCGTGTTCTTCGCGGAGCCCAACTGCAAGATCGGATCGCCGGAGCTTCTGGGCTTCTCGTTCCACAAGGGCCACCAGGAGCTGCGGATTCTGTTCTCCGAAGAGATGTGGATCCGGTTCAACGGCGTCATCACCGACTCGATCAAGCGGCGGAACGCGATGGGCGACAGGAAGCCCTGGGGAGGGGTCTGAAGCCATGGAGGGGCACTGGGCGCTGGCCATGCTGGTGGTGTGGGTACTCGTCCTCGCATGGTCGGTCCCGTGTCACCCTTACAACACCGGCCGGAAGCTAAGAAATGACCTTGATCGATTGGGTGCTGAGCGGCGTGATCGTCGTTGTGTTCACGCTTGCGTGCTTGGCCGAGCGCCCCTAGAGGAGTGGGACTAAATCATGAGTGACAACGCGACTTTGCTAGTGCTCTTAGGGATGTTCATGGCCACCGCGTGCTTCCTGTTCTGGTGCGCCACGCGGGAAGGACGCTAAGCCATGCAGGTAGCCGCCGGGTCTGGGGAGACCGGTGACGCAGCGCCCGCTGTGGAAACTGCACCCTCTGAAGAGCGTGTGGCTCCGAAGAGGTTCTACAGCATCGAGGCAGCAGCTAAGCACTGGGCCGCACCGATGGGGATCGTGATGCGCCCCGGCGGCTACCTGCACTCCAGTTCAGCAGACACCTACCAAGACCTGCCCGAGTGGCTTAAGGGGGTTAAGGGTGGGCTGTCGGAACAGATCCATAGGCTGTATTGGCGGGGTTCCGGCTCTGTGTGCGGGTGGGCGCAACTGGGCATGATTTTGCTGGACAAAGACCTGATCTACACGACGATGGGCCCACGAGGGGCAAGACAGTTCTACGTGAGGAGCTAAGAGTGGACAAGCCGCTGTTCGAGCTGGGGCGCGTGGTCGCTACGCCGGGTGCCCTGGACGCGATGGATGAGATCGACGCCTGGGAAGCCACCGTGCACGTTCTCCTGACCCGGCACGTCACGGGCGACTGGGGTGATGTGGACGAACACGATCAGGGTGTGAACCGGCAGGCCGTGCAGTCGGGCCAGCGGATTCTGTCGCAGTACACGTTCGGTGAGCGTCGGATCTGGATCATCACCGAAGCCGACCGGTCCGCGACCACCATCCTGCTACCGGAGGAGTACTGAGCATGGGCAAGTGGGAGCTGTTGGAGCGCGGGGTTAGGGCCCTGGAGCGCATCGCGGCCGAGCTGGAAGACATCAACGAACGTCAACGAGATCAGGAGAACGAACGATGAAGCTGGTAGTGGTAAGTGCGCTGGTACTGGGGCTTAGCGCGTGTAGTAGCGAGCCACCCCCACCGCCACCGCTGACACCGACGCAGCAGTACTTGAAGGACGTCCACGTGGCCCTGAACGGGACGGGGCTGGTGGTCAACGAGCAGGCCATGATCGAGGCCGGGAAGCTTGCCTGCAATCTCATCCCGGAGCCCGGCGTCACACACTCTCGGATCGTCGCGGCGGCGGCTAAAGGCTTGGAGGGTAAGGGGCTTGCGGACACCTACGGCGTGGCGGATTCGATCGTGACGGCCGCCGAACGAGACCTGTGCCCGACCATCCACTACGCATCGAACGGGACATCCGCGTAATGCCTACCGCGCGTGTGAATGTTAAGGATGCCGTAGAACCTAAGAAGTACAAGGTCGGGGATGTCGTCAAGCTTAAGGGTAGCGCGGACGTAGACATAGCCTACAAGGTCGGGACTGTCACGCGGGATGAGGACGAGGACGGCATTATCAAGATCGACATCGTGCTCACCACCTACGTGCACAAGTCTCGCGTGGAGACCTGGGCTGGGTGTGAAGAGACGAGGAACCTAGTCTGATGGGCACGTTGTACGAGAACGCGACGCAGCGTCGGAAGCGGATCAAGCAGCAGGACCGTATCGCGCTGGCCAAGATGTGGGCCTGGTTTGCGTTCTGTGTGCTGTGCTTCGCATCGTTTGTGCTGGTCATCAACGTGTACACGAAGGTGTGTGTAGGGGGTTGACAATCGCGTCAGCAGGGGGTTAACTACTCACATGGACACAGGAATCCCCACCCCCAACACTGACCAGCTCATCGCGGCCAAGAAGGCTATCGCGGAGTTCGAGGAGATCACCGAGGTGGCTAAGCCCACCGCCCCGAAGAGCAAGCACAAGATCATCCAGGTCAAGGATGTGCGGGTGGGTGATTTGATCTTCCTGCACACCCTGGGTACCGGCCCGTATCTGGTGGACCGTATCGATGTTCCGAACCATCCGGCCGTGCGCAAGACCGCTAAGACGATCTGGGTCAAGTACTGGTGCAACGCCGCTGACCAGGACATCCGGGGTTGGTACACCCGCGACTTTCCGCTGAGCTACCAGTTCACGCAGAACCACATGGACGTGGAGCTGTGGGACGAGCCCGAGACCCGTAAAGCGCACAACCTGAGCGAGGTGAATCCGTGAAGCGCGCCATGCAGGAGGTACGTTATTGGGTCTGGGACACGCCTATCTACTACCTGACCTGGCCAAGACGCTGGTGGCGCCGTCGACAGGAGATCAAGCTTATCCGCGAGCTTAAGCGTAAGGGCCTGTACGAAAAGTGCGGCTACACCTACGAAGGTCGCTGGGTCAAGTGCGGCTGCGACGATTGGGCTGATGACTTGTGAAAGCTTGGTTCCACGAGAAGGTGCTTAAGCACAGGCTTAGGTACGTGCCCTCCGGCCTTAGGTCCAGCTCTAAGGTCGGAGGGTTGATGGTGGAGTGTTCCTGCGGACAGAGGTGGTTGGGATGAAGGTGCACTTCGTAGGTGGGCCGCACGACGGGTTGGTGATCGACCTGGACAAGAAGACCAGCCCACCGCAGCTTTGGAAGGTCCCCATCGATCAGGACCCCCCGCAGCTAATCCCCAAGTGCTGGTTGTATGACTTCAGCTCGGAGAACAAGACCTACTACATGAGGAAAGGCGTACACGATGGATGAGTACGACATGGAGCCGTCGAAAGAGAGCCCGATGCCGTCTCCAGAGGCTCCACGGCTCGTGCAAGAGGCAGCGGAGCAGATGATGCGGTTCCGCAAGCGGTTGACGGAGCAGATCCTTCACCACGAAGAACTCACTGATTTCTACCGCAATGAGCTGCGCACTATCGATGAGTTCCTGTCAGAGAACTATCTCGATCGCCCGGCTCCGATGCCGCTACAGCAGCTTAAGAGGCCGTGGTAGGCGATGATTGAGATCAACTGTCGGCAGTGTGGCAAGTCGGCCGATGAGTGCGGATGTGACTACGAATGAGCACCGTGCTTGCCGTGGCCGGGGTGCTGTGGGTACTGGGGTGCATAGTCATCGTCGTGACCCAGTAAAGCCCTGGTAAATAGGGGGTTGACAACCTCTCAGCACACTGCTTGACTAGGCACCTCAGAGATTGACCCCCTCCCATCAGGATCACCCGAAGTTCCCGAAGCATCCCCAACAGATAGGTAGAACAGTGGCAAACGTTCGTGGTCAGGTTCAGCAGACGGGCGAGATCGTGGAGCTGACGCAGGAAGAGACCATCCAGGCTGTCATCCAGGCCATTCCGACGGTCCTGGCGAACTGGCTCGTCGTGCACGCTCCGGGTGACGACAAGTACGTGGACGCCCCGGACGGAACACCGCAGGTCCTGGTGACACCCGACGCTCTCATGGACCTCGTAGGCGCGGCGATGATGGTTGCTCCGGACATCCTGGAGGGCGCGTTCGTCCGCAAGCTCAAGGCGGCTGATGCCGCAGCAAAGGAGAAATCCTGCAAGTGACAGTGGAGATCGTCCCTCCGGGTCAGCGTGAAGAACCTGACCCGGAGGTGACTCTTGAAGAGGCTGTGAGAGCGCTGGTAGCTAACGCTAAGGCCGCCGCCCGTCACATTGCTGTGTATCCGCCCCGTAAGGCCTTGGTGGACGCAGCCGAAGTAGCGCACGAAGCACTGGCACGTCACGAAGCTAAGGGGTAGCTAAGCATGTCCAGCAAGAGCGAACGGGCAAACCGGATCAACGCGGTGCAGGTGATCATGGCTTCGGCGATGATCGCCAGTAGTCACCACCCGGACAAGCGAGACATGATCTTGGACAAGACGATGGCAGCTATGCACATCCTGGGGGCCTCTGAGCAGGAGATCCTGTCCGGGGTCATCACCGCCGACTTCATCAAGCTTCCGCCGGAGATCGTAGAGCAGTTGGTGCGGCTGTGACGTTCCTTCAGTTCGTAGACGAACACTTCACCGGGCTGGCGGTGCTTACGTTCCTGATCGTGGCCACCGTCTGCGAATCCATCAACCGTCGCGCGAAGGGTAGGAACCCAGAATGAAGGTTCAGCTAACGGGCAGGATGGTCTTTTTGCCGCCGGAGGACGTGCCTTGGGAGCCGGATGAGCTAAACGATCTGGAGCTTCCGGTGGACCGGGGGGCTTACGACGCTAGTGCTCAGGCCGAGTTCGCGGGTCGGGCGTGCTACCAGTCGTGGCAGCGGCCTAACCCCAAGACGGCCACCAACGAGGGCTACCTCCGGAACATCATCTCCGTGGGCCACTTCTCGGTGCTAGAGCATTCGGCGGTCACGTTCTACATCACGGGCGTGTCCAGGAGCTTCACCCACGAGCTTGTCCGGCACAGGCACCTTAGCTACAGCCAGCTAAGCCAGCGTTACGTGGACGAGTCCGACACCGAGTTCGTAACGCCACCACTGGTCAGGGAAGCGCCTGGCCCGCACCAGATCATGTTCGACGTTGCTATGGCCAATGCACTCAATTCTTACGTCGAGTTGGTATCAGCCCTTACCGCGCAGTTCCCCGACAAGCCGCGCAAGGAGATCCGGCAGGCGGCTAGGGCTGTGTTGCCGAACGCCACGGAGACCAAGATCGTGGTCACGGGTAACTATCGGGCGTGGTGGGAGGCCATCCAGCTTAGGGCCACTATTCACGCCGACGTGGAGATCCGGGCGGTGTTTGTGGAGATCCTGCGCCTGCTTCAGGTCGAGGCTCCGCACATCTTCAACCACTTCGTGATCCGGCAGCTCAAGGACGGCTCTGAGATCGCTTACCTACAACAGGACATGGTGATCTCGGGATGAAGCGCCCTGACGACATCGGCTGGCCCATGCTCAACCTGTTCCTGGCCTTAACACAGGTGGTCGTGATGGCCCTCGCTCACAACGCTTTCATTCTTTTCAACGCTCTGGTGGCCGTGTGGTGTGTGCTCATGGCCATCGTCAATGCCAACCGTTACCACGACAAGATGGAGAAGCTCCATGCGCAGGCCAGACTCGTTTGACACCCCTCGAAGCGTCGGTGTCAGCTTCGTGGTCATGTGGGTGTTGGGGATCATCGCGTCGCTTAGCCTCAGTGCCGCCGCCATCTACCTGATCTACGAGGTAGCGCAGTACCTAAGCCGTCACTGAGCTGATGGACCTCTGGGACTTGGTCTTCGTCGCCTTCGCCCTGGTGGGCGTGTACGTCATGCTCTACGCGGTCTTCTTCAACCCGTACGCACCTAAGCGACCTAAGGCCATCGAGAACGTCGAGCCTGAGAAGCTGATTCTGATCGAGCCCTACGACGAGTTCGACATGTTCTGCTCGTGTCCGGCCTGCTACTGGTTGGGAAACCACGCGGTGGAGGTCAAGCCGTACAAGAAGGATCTGGCCGTGTGCTACGTGCCGATGGACGAGGTGACCGTCGGTACCTGGCAGAACCCGAGGATCCGCACGGTCATGGACGACATGAAGCGCCGCACGGTAATGGACGACGCGTGGCACAGAGCTGGCTGGACGGCCCACCGAACGTGCATACGCTGCGGCAACACCTGGACAACCCACGCCGACCCACCATAGGAGGAATCAGTGAAGACTTACATGAGCCCGAACCGCGTAGACCGTGCGGGTTGGCCGGAAGGCCCTTGGGACGACGAACCCGACAAGATTTCCTGGACGGATGAGCTGACCGGCTACCCGTGCCTGATCGTCCGTAACCACCTGGGCGGTCTCTGCGGGTACGTGGCGGTGAACTCGGACCACCCGCTCTACGGCCTCGACTACGACTCGGTGGACGTAGATGTGCATGGTGGTCTCACCTACGCCGACAAGTGCCAGGAGACCAGCAGTGAAGCCGAAGGAATCTGCCACGTTCCGGAGCCGGGCCAGCCGGAGGACGTGTGGTGGTTCGGGTTCGACTGCGTGCACGGCGGCGATGTCGCGCCCTACATGCTGAAATTCGACCTTCCCCGTTACGCGTCCGAGACCGAGACCTACAAGGACGTCGCGTACGTGGCCGGGGAAGTGTGGCGGCTGGCTAAGCAGCTAAGGGACCTGGGTGAGGCTAAGGAGATTGAAGTTGGTCAGGAAGAAGAACCGGAAGGCTGTACGGGTGGCCCGAGCGCGCAATAAGACCCGGATCTGTCGGCCAACCAACCCCCGAGCCGTTGTGTTGGAGCAGGACGACGGTACGTGGCTCGTGGAGGAAAGCAGCAAGTACCCAGCCCGACGACAGGCTAAGGAACCTAAGCCGATGGCAACGATTGAGGAGAAGCTGACCCCCGTGGCAGTGGACGCGGCAACCCGTAAGACCTTGGCCAGCAAGCAGGACGTGGACAACCTCTACGACCTGTTCCGCAAGCTGGAAGCCCGAGTGGACGACGTGATCGAGAACAACCTCCGACACGAGTCCCAGCTAGATCACCTCCGGGATACCGTGACGCGGTTCGGCTCTAAGCTCCAGAGCTTGGTCGGAGACATCCAGAGTGGGCCCCGCTACAGCAAGCCGCGCATCAACAAGCGGAGCCTGAAGACAGAGGCGACCATCCGCGAGTGGTTCGAGAACAACCCGCTGCTCCAGAGTTCCAAGGGCATCTGCGCGAACCTGGGCATCACCGAGAAGGGCGACCAGATCCACTACGCCGCCCGACTCAAGTGCATGTCGGAAGCTGGAGAGCTAGAGGTCATCCATGTGGGTCGGGAAGCTTTCTACCGGCCGATCCCCGACGAGGTTGAAGAGGAGTCTTAGGTGCACTACCCCGAAGAGCTATTGGATGAAGGCTTCGATAACGGGACCATGCCGGACAACGTGGAAAGGCTGCGTCAGGCCGTGGTCGGGCATCGAATCGTCCGGGCTGAACGCAGAGAGATCACGATGGAGTCCTGGCCCGGCTCTACGCTTCTGGAGACCTTCAACGGCCTTGTGATCACGCTGGATGACGGTACCGAGGTCGCGCTTGTCGACTCTTACGACTGTTGCGCGTTCACCGAATTGCAGTCGTTTCTCCTACACCCTGATCGGGTCGAGCACGTCATCACGGGGGTAGGCACCACGGACGGTTACGACACCTGGCACATCTTCGCGGACATGGGGGACGTGCTGGCGCTGAACCTGACCTGGTCGTCCGGTAACCCGTTCTACTACGGCTACGGGTTCACCATCAAGGTCATCCCGCTGCGGCCCGAACCGGACGAAATCTGATGTGGGCCGCGTTGAAAGCCGCGTGGCGTGACTGGTGGGACCGTGACGTCTGTGGCCTGTGTGGCACGACGGGCTGCCTGGAAGAGAACGAGATTCTGTGCTGGTGGGCCGGACTACCGGAGAGTGAGGGGCCGCGTGTCTGACCGGCCGAGTGTCAACCGGATGCTCCTGGACATGGCCCGTGTGACCGCGTCCAGGAGCACGTGTTCTAGGCTTGCCGTCGGGGCTGTAATCGCCTACGACGGCCGAGTGCTGAGTACCGGGTACAACGGGGCTCCCAGCGGTCTGACTCACTGTAGACACGATCCTGGGGACGATTCTCGATGCACGATCTCGGTACACGCGGAGGCCAATGCGATAGTCCAGGCGGCGAGGCACGGCGTTCGGACCGCTGGCAGCTCCCTCTACGTAACACATGCACCCTGCCTGGCCTGCTCAGGTTTGATCTTGAATGCTGGCATCCGGGCTGTGTGGTTCGAGGAGTACTACCGCAGCGACGCTGGAGTAGCGCGGCTAAGGCAGGCCAAGGTCTCGTGTAACTACGTCTCCGACCAGGACGAGACTTCCACGAAATCAGCGCCCTGGAAGTGGTGGTAGGGACCGAAGTCCTTAGGTTTACAGGGGCCTCAAGCATCACTTTCGCTGAGGAAAGTCCCTGGTGACACAGGGTTTTCTCATCGATCTCGAACTTTCAATCGACCAAACGAGTGACTTAATTAACTATGGGTTGACAAGTAGGCGGGGTGGACGGACCGTTAGTTGTGCACGACACATCCACCCAACAAGGGAGTACCGCAAGTGAGTATTCAAGCCGAAGTCGAGGTCATCACCCCTGAGAGGGCGCAAACCCTCCTGGAGAAGATGGACGTGAACCGCGCCGTCCGGGAGGGCCGTGTCAAGTCCTACGCTTCTGACCTCAAGTCGGGGAACTGGTTGCTGACCGGGGAATCGATCAAGCTGGACAACGCGGGCGTGCTCATCGATGGGCAGCACCGGTTGCTAGCGGTCATCGAGTCCGGAATGGACCTGGAGACCGTAGTCGTCTACGGAATCGACCCCGACGCACAGATCGCCATGGACGCGGGAGCCGTAAGGTCCCTGGCCGACCACCTGAAGTTCGCGGGAGAGGCCCACTATCGAACGTTGGCCGCCGCCCTGATCGTGAGGCACAACCGCCTACAGGGCACTCCCACGAAGCACGACGCACCCACCCACCAGCGGGCTTTGGCCATCCTTAGGGAGTCTCCGGGCCTGCGTGACAGCGTCGAGGCAACCCTAGGCGTCGCTAGAAGCCCGCTAAGACTTCCTGGGGGCTTCGTGGCCGCACTGCACTACGAAATGAGCGACATCAACTCCGACGACGCGGAGCGGTTCTGGGACCAGGTCATTCGAGGGGTCGGCCTGGAAGAGGACAGCGCCATCATGCGGCTTAGGGAACGACTCCTGGCCAACGCCGCGTCCAAGAACGTCAAGCTAGATCGGGTGATGGTGTGGGCTCTCGTAATCAAGGCATGGAACGCATTCCGCGAAGGTACGCCGGTCAAGCAGCTCCGGTGGCGTCGCGGAGGTTCCGACCCGGAGCCCTTCCCCACCCTGAAGTAGTCGGCAGCACGTAAAGAGCCCCAACTCTAGACCTAGGTTGGGGCTCTTTACGTTGCGGGGGCTTACTTGATCGGCGTGGCCTTGTCGCCCGGCAGTAGCAGCTGCGGAACCTGCGTGAAGGTCCAGTTCTTACCGTCGTCCGACGTGAACACCCAGTACATGTCGAACCGCTTGCCGTCCCAAGCCGTAGGTAGGCCGGGGCTGATCTTGCCGAAGAGCTTGCACGTGTTCACGATCGCCGTGTGCTCCAGGCAGACCATCGTGACATCGAGCCGCTGGGCCAACCACGGGCCGAGAGTCTTGTAGTCCTTCTCAGCGTCGTAGCGGGTGTTCATCGGGAGCCCGGCGGCCTGCTGGTACGGCTGGATCGTCTTAAGCGGCCTGTTCGAGGCTGTGGTGCCCTTGGAGGCGATGCAGCGGTCCGGCTTAGGTAGACCGGCCGGTTGCTTCCCCGCGAGCCACTGGGCCTTGAAAGCCTCCGCGCGCTGCCTCCCCTTGGCCGACAGCTCGTGCAGGGTGTCATCCTTCCCGTCAGCGTTGTCGTCCTTCTCGCCGTGCCTTAGCACGATGATCGTCCGCTTAGCCTTAGGAATTGTCTGCGGGATGGGCTGCGTGGGAGGCGGCTCGGACACTAGGGAATCAGGCCCCTTACCTGGAGTTACATCCAGACCGATGGATCCGTACTTGCCGGTCACCACATTGTCTTCGTAGAACTTGATCCCGACGCTTAGGTCACCGGTCTCAACGATCTTGTCGGCCTCACCGGCGAAGGTGTTCCGCGTGATGTGCACGTTGTCGATGTCATCGAACTTCAAGCACTGGTAGCCGTACGTCTTGAAGTAGTTCCCGTCGACCAGCCAGTTCTTGGAATCGCCGGTACCGCCACCGCCGCCGTCCGTGCTGGCCCGGCCTTCCGCCATGACGCCCTGGTGCAGGTAGCCAGGATCCGACTTGGGCGGCCCGTTGATTCGGTTGCCCCGGATGATCACGTTGGAGCTAGGCAGCTTAGAAGGCGTATTCCAGGTCTGGATGCCGTCCGTATGGGAGCCGCCTGGATCGCCCTTGACGAGGTTGTCGATGTTGTTGTTAAGGATCTGCGTGCCATCGCCGAAGAAGCTGATGCCGTTGATGTCGTCAGGATCCGACACCTCCGAGACATCGTTGCTGCGGATGACGTTGTTCTTGCCGATCGAGTAGATTCCCGCGTTACCGGCGCCCTTGACCCTGAAGTTCTGGACGGTCACGTTATCCGCGTTGATCGTGATCTTCCTGACCGTGTTGCCCTGGCCGTCGTAGACCTTACCGCTGGCCGAGGGGCCGAGGGTCAGCTCAACCGGCTGGGCGGGCGTGAAGAGCACCGCGTTAGGCCCGGAAGCCGTCGGGGTGCTGCCGACGCCTACCTTGGAGTCCACTGGCGACGGTACTGTCCCACCCGGAGGTACCTGGGCCTGAAACGTGACCCGACCGGGCTTAGCTCCGTGGGTGATCTCCAGGCCGTAGTACCTGGTGGATCCGGTGTTGTACGAGGTGACCGGGTCGGCGTTCGACTTGTTGGCCTGGGTGTAGGCGCCCGCCTTGAAGTAAGCCCCGGTGAGCTTAGATGCGTCCAGGGTGGCGACGAGTGTGCCGTTGAAGTAGGCCAGGCACTTACCGCCGCCCACCACGAACGCGAGGTCCACGGCGGTTCCGAGCACGTACTTGTCCGTGACCAGCTTGTAGTGCGTGTTGTCGCCCGAGGTCACCCAGAGGCTCGACCCCTCAAGCCGGAACACCGAGTAGTCGTCTGCGGCGTCGTGGATCTGGCCGCCGACGACGTGAGGCTTACCGGTCGGAAGGCTTGTCCAGGCGATCCGCTGGAGCATGGTGTGGTACTTGCCGTCGCTACCACTCCAGGCGGCCTTGTCGGCGCCGAGCATTTCCCGAAGCTCCGAGCGGGGGTAGCCGGAGCCGGACGTGGTGAGGCCGGTAACCGGGGCCAAGAACGCTACGTATGATCCGTTGGCATCTACGCCCTGTGTGAAGTAAGGCGCGTAGGTGTTCTTGACCAGGGCGTCCGCAAGCTTGGACCCGGCCACCTCTCCCGGACCCTTAGACCCATCCACGGAGATGGGCAGGGTGATCTTCCAGTTGGTGAAGTCGATAACTGGCGCGGCAGTCATGATGCCCCTTCTAGTACCAGTACCTACGGCCGCCGACCGGGTGTCCCACACCACCCAGGACGAGCAGAACCAGACCGAGGACGATCAAGATCCAGCCGAGGGTGGCTACGAACGCCGGAACAGGCAGGAGGTAGCCGAGGATGAGCAGGAGAACTCCGAGAATAATCATGACTTAGATTACCCCGCCGGAGCCGTCGTCATACCCGAGCTTGGAAGCCGGAGGAGTCGTGTTAGCGACCGGCACCTCATCGCCGTAGATGTTGATCGGTGCCTCGACCTGCCCACGCAGCCAGAACGCCACGCCAACGGTGATCGCGGTCATGATGCCGACCTGCTCGTCCGAGGACAGGTGCAGGCCGAATGCGCTAGCCAGCGACAGGAGGGCTCCAGCGACTCCGGAGAGCCCCGCGAGCGCCTTCTCGCCCACTACCTTCCAGGCCACCACGAAGCCCGCTACGGCCAGCACAGCGGCGTCTACGATGCCCTGAGTACCGGGCGACCAGTGGGTGAAGTACGCCGAGACCAACATGATCAGCGCGGCGGACAGCTTGGCGAACAGCGCGGGCTCGCGGCCGAAAATCTTCATCGTTGTGCATCCTTGTCAGGGAGGGGGTAATTGTGTACGTGCCAGCCCAAGATAAGCCCGCCGACAGCGATCGGAATGCCTAACCGCAGTACGGCCAGGGTCTCGCTGAGAGGCGGGTGACACTTGTGCTTGATCGACGGGTATTCCATGATCCCGAAGGACCCCACGAGCGCACCTAGCCAGTACTGCCACAGCCTAGGGTGCTTGAGGCGGCACATGGGCTTACGGAAGCTTAGCCAGCAACTGCTGGAGCAGGGCGTTGGTCTCTGCCTGCCCCTTGACCAGCTTGTCCAAGGCGTCCCGCTCGACTTCGGAACTCCACCTGACGTCCCGATCGAGCGCGGCGTACTTGCCCGCGAAGCCGTTGATGAAGTTGTTGATGTTGGCCAGTTGCCCGGCCTGGTTGGCGTCCAAGTCAGGAACCTCCTGTGCGATGGGTAGAAGCCGGGCCCCGAGAGGCTTAGCCCTGTTGTACCTAAGCGTGCGGTCCGCCAGCCCGTTATATCCACCGTTGATCAATCGGGTGGCTTCACGGACGTTGCCCTGATCGGAGGCCGCGTTAAGAGTCGTTCGGGCGACGGTCCAGTACCAGCTAGCCGCTAGGAAGCCCCACTTAGGGGTGGCCACGAGCGCTGGGCTGTAGATGAAGGTGTTCGCGTCGCTCACGTAGCCCCTGGCAAGGCACCAGGCACCGAACTTGCCGTAGTTGAATCGACCGGTGAGCTGGATGGGCCCGCGACCCTTGAAAAGCTTGCCATCGCCTGGATGCGTGTTCCCGAGATCCCGGCGGCCTTCGTACGCGGCTCCGGAGGCGATCTCCTGCATGTAGAACAGACCCATGCTCTCGTGTCCGAGCTGGGCGCACCACATGGCTGCTCGGTTCACGGTGGTGATACCGGCCGCGACCATGGCATTGTTCATCGGGCCGACGTAAGCCTGGTAAGCGGCCATGGAGAGCTGGCCGCCCATCGCGGTGGAGAGCGTAGCTGCATCCATGGTCCAGCCCTCCTTAGCTTGTAACGCCGCTGCTGGTAACTACCTTAGTCCACGGACCAGGCGGGGGAGCGTCAACGAACTGCCAGCTCACTTGATCGTTTTCTCCGTCAAGCTCCTTGAAGCCCAGGCATCCGTTGAGCGCGGGAGATACGTCCAGTCCGGCGTTGTTGAAGTCCTTGTGCGCGGGCTTAGCGTTGTTAGCTCCGAACACGTAAGCGGTGTCGTGGTAGGCCGAGCCGCTGCTGGGCCCGGCGTCCTCGATCTGGCCATAGCACGTGTTGCCATTAGGCCCGACGAGCTTGACCCACCTGTTCTTCATGTAGCTGAAATTGGGATCCGAGCACTTACCGGCGTAACCGGGGTCGTTGGCCCACGGGATCACCTGACAGCGGGTCTTGAAGCCGGTCGAGTCGTTGATGTCATCGAACGGCAGGTCCAAGTAGAACGGGTTCTCCTTAGGGGCCACCGAGGCGCTGCGAGGGAAGTACCCGTTGTCGGGCTTACGGGCTTCGGTGTCGCACTTGTTCTTAGCCGGTACGCCATCACAGCCACCGATCGGCGACCCGGCGCAGTCAGTACCGCTACCAGCCACGCCGGTCTTAACTCCGGACCAGTGAAGAGCCCACTGGGAGTCGTAGGTGGAGCAGACCTGGGAGCCGTCTGGGAGCTTAGGGTCGAAGATTTCGCCCACCCAAAATGTGGTGGAGAAGATCCCGGTGTGTAGCGGGTAGGCCCGACCTTGGGGCTGTGGTGCCGAGGTGGGTGGTGGCGCGGGTGTGGTTACCACGGTGGTCGGCTGCGGTGTGATCGTCGGGGTGACAGTGACCGGGGCCACGGTGGTTGACGCGGGAGCTGCGGAGGTGGGCTGTACCGACGCTGAGGGGCTCGTGGACGGCGTGGTGGGCGCTGCTACAGGGTCACACCCCACGAGAGCGAGCCAGGCGCTGAGAACGACGAAGAGACGCTTCACGCGGGTTCTCCACAGTGATCTTTTTGAGGGTTGGGAGCGGGACCCGGACTTGAACCGGGATCGTACGGCTTATGAGGCCGCCAGGTTACCGTTACAACATCCCGCTACGTCAGCGTACTACCTAGGCTAGGGCGATAGGACTCGAACCTATATTCAGGGAACCAAAATCCCTTGTCCTGCCATTGAACGACGCCCCAATAAGCAAGGGTGCAGGGACGCCTTGACCTCGCCCTGCACCCCCAGTGTCGGTGGCTAGTAGGTCAAGACTTCACCGTTGACACTGTTTGCTGCCGCCCCAGGGCTCGAACCTGGAAAGCTCCTGATTCAGAGTCAGGCGGGTCTGCCAGTTCCCCCATGCGGCATTGATCTTGAACGTACTCCATACCGGATTTGAACCGGTACCCTCCTGATCGAGAGTCAGGCGTTCTGCCGTTGAACTAATGGAGCTTGGAGGCGATGACCGGGCTTGATCCGGTGTGCGTCAGCTTTGCAGGCCGCGCCGACACCTTGTCGCATCGCCTTGGTACCCCCGGTAGGAATCGAACCCACGTCTCAGGATTAAAAGTCCCGAGCTAAACCACTCAGCTACGGAGGCTTGGTGCTCACGGAGAGAGTTGAACTCACACTGGCCGGGGTTTGAATCCGGTGCCTCTGCCGTTGGGCTACGTGAGCAAGAAGTCCCGCGCCGAGGAGTCGAACCTCGTGCCCCTAAGGGTGCTGGTTTACAGCCAGCCGGATGCGTCCACACGCCCACGCTCGGGTTTGGGTCCACGCTTTTAGTTGGGAGCAGAGCCCGGACGCAGTAACTGCTCAGAGGCGGGTAAAAGAATCGAACTTTCAGGTTTCACCCTGGCCGGGGATTCGACGCCCGTTTGTGGACACACCACGCTACCCGCCATTTAGAAGCCAGGTGGTGCTGGGATTTCGGGTCCCAAGACGCTGCACTCCTGGCGACGCTACGGCATACACTCCCCCGTCTAAGGGCCGTCCGTAACGCGATGCGGAAAGCCGAGGTCCCGACCCCCAGGGTGTTACCCCCGTACGCGCTAGCAACGCGCCCCTGTCCCCGACAGGTTGACCTTCCCTGTACCACCGACCGGATTCGAACCGGTGTCTTCCGACTTGAAAGGCCGGAGGCTTAGACCACTAGCCGACGATGGCTTGGTGAAGAGCTTGCCCTACTCCGACGATCTTCCTGGATGATCAGTCCAGTAGTTGCTTTCGTCGCCACCGATATCCTACCCAGGCAAGCCCCACGAGCCCCTTCGAGGAATCGAACCCCGGACCACCCGCTTACAAGGCGGAGGTTCTACCACTGAACTAAAGAGGCAAGGTAGGCAGTATTAGAAAGCTTGCCCAGAGCTAGAGTCCCCACTCGGATTCGAACCGAGCCTCTCAGTTTGGAAGACTGATGTGCTATCCGCTGACACTACGGAGACAGACGGTCGAGGTTTTTAGATTTTTAGCAGCAGAAACTCGACCAGAAAACTACTTCGTGGAGTCTAGGGGAATCGAACCCCTCTAATCTTGCTTGCAAGGCAAGCGCCTTCCCCAGATGAGCTAAGACCCCATGGGGTGGATGACCGGACTTGAACCGGCTTGGAACAGGTTCACAACCTGCCGCCTCGACCACTTCAGCCTCATCCACAGCCGGTTAGGGAGGAGTCGAACCCCCGACGCTCGGTTCCGAAGACCGACGCTCTGTCCACTGAGCTACTAACCGATGGTCGGTCCGGAGGGAGTCGAACCCCCGCGCGCCAGTTTAGGAAACTGCTGCTCTTCCTCTGAGCTACGAACCGATCAATCACGCGATGACGAAGGGATTCGAACCCTCATAGCCCACCCTGACAAGGTGGTTCACTAACCGTTGTGATACGTCACCAAGACTTATGTACCCCCGGCTGGAATCGAACCAGCGTCTCAGGATTAAGAGTCCCGAGCTAAACCACTCAGCTACGGAGGCTTGGTCCCCGCCCCAGGATTTGAACCTGGCACCTTCACTTCATCAGAGTGCTGCTCTACCAAGAATGAGCTAGACGGGGAAAGTGCTTTCGGAGGGATTCGAACCCACACTGCCTAGTTCCTAAGACTAGTGCCTCTGCCAATTGGGCTACGAAAGCTTGGTGCGACATCATCAGTCTGCTGCGGGGCCGTGCCGACAACACACGGCTTTACGCCTTCAGTCCAGGTATCCGCAGGTCTAAGAGTCCGCAGACGTCACGCCGCCACGCCTGGAGTCGAACCAGGGACCTCCGGGGTTTCAATCCGGCGCTCTTACCAAACTGAGCTACGAAGCGTTGAAAGGCGCAGACTCGGAAGGTGAGGACTTTCGAGTTGGACCCGAGCACACAGAGCAAGACTGCCACTAATGTTTCTCAAGGTTTTGTCTGCGCCTAGCACGCACTCAAGGAATCGAACCTTGTCATCGCGGAGTTGGAAGCCGCTGCCGTCCCATTGGGCTAAGTGCGTAAGTTTTGGTGCGGCCTTTTACCGACATGCCGAGGTCGTATATCGCGTTAACGGCGGGTGCTCTTCCACTGAGCTACCGGGGTGTATGGGCGCCTTATAACACTCACCCGTGTGGGATTCGAACCCACGGCCTCCCGCCTCGTACCCCCAGATGGATTCGAACCACCGGCCCGCTGTTTGTAGGACAGCCGCTCTCCCGCTGAGCTATAGGGGTATAAAAGTCCCGCTCTACCAGCCATTACGCCTCGAACGGGACTAGCTGGTCTGGCAGGGTTCGAACCTACACCTGACTCCTTAACAGGGAGCAGCTCTGCCAATTGAGCTACAGACCAAAGATCACTGTGGAGTTTTCACTGCTACACGCGGCGCGTAGGACCGCAAAGTCGGGATAGCACGACTCGAACGTGCGGCCTCCAGCTCCCAAAGCAGGCGCTCTAACCAACTGAGCTACATCCCGATGTATGGAGTTATGTGCCCCTGGATCGGTGACTCCGTTGCGACCGGACCGCCAGGGGCAGATGGAACGATACACCTACCCCCGACGGACCTGTCAACCCCTAATTACTGTGAAGCGTTGCCGCTCTCGGAGCTGGAAGCGTCCCCGGCGTCCTGACCAGCGGGTGCGGGCACGTCGCTGCTGGTGTCAGGGGCCTGGTCGGCTCCACTGTCGCTCTCGTCCGGGAAGTGAGTCACCGGAAGCGGGTCCGCGCCTGCGACCGGGAAGGTCTGCGGGTCACCCGAGTTAACGGGCTCACCATCGGCGGGAGGCTCTGTCGACTCAACCTCGGGGTACTTGTTGGCCACGGCCCGAAGCTTCTCGCTGTGGGCCCGGATCTTGTCGGCGACAGACTGGTCTCGACCCTTGAGCTGCGAGGCCAGATCGTCAAGATCCTGAGCGATCTCGTTGGTGATCTGGTCTGCCTCGGCCAGAGCGTCATCTACGGCGGACATATGTTCCTCCATGTTGGTGATCGAGTCCCAGATGGGACGGTTTGCTGCCTGGATCGCGCGGCCCACCAGATCCTTGACGTACCTGCGGCTCACCAGCACGAAGCTGTCAAACCACTCGGGGGATAGAGGATCCGCGCACTGGGCTTCGTACCTGAGTTCGTCCAGGTGCCAACCCAATGGGTCGTTGGGATCTCCGTGAGACCAGCGGTTCTCTGCCACAGGCTTAGCGTACCCACTAAGTAAGATCCTTAGGCTTGCAGACGGCAGTTGCTTGCCTGCGGAACCGGGTTGTTCTGCTGGGCTTCCGCCAAGTTCCGAAGTGTCTCGTAGTAACGCGCCCGAGCAGCGTTGATCTGCTCCGGTGTGGAGGTCGGATCATTACGCACAGCACCGTAAGCAAGCGTCGCGGTCGTCCACTGGCTAGACGCCGCCGACCGAATCGCGGTAGCCCGGTTCACCGTGTCGTTGAAGGCCGTTTGGCACGCTACGAAGTTCTCCAAGCGAACGGAGGTCTTGTGGGTCCCCCAAGCGACCCCAGCCAGAGCTAGCAACACCAGGCCGACGGCCGCGAGGGCCACCTTGAAGCGAGTTGCCCGCCTGCCGTATTCAGCCTTGTCGGCTTCCGCCATCTTCCTGAAGTCCGCGAATTCATCGAGGATGTCGTCCAGCCGTTGAAGCAGGAGGTCACGGTGGGCCTTAACGGCGTCCATTTCGTCGTGGACCTGATGGGCGTCCGGGTAGCCCTCATCCAGTTCGCTCATCTTGGGCCCTTTCTCGGGTGGAAACCTCAGCGCGGAGCAGATCGGTGTGCACCCTGAGTTCCGCGATGAACGCCGTCATAAGGTTATCAATTTGATCAGCACGTTCCAAGATCGCCCGCTCACGATCACGTGCGGTCTTAGCTCGGACTTCATCGGTCGTCATGGCTGCCCCGAGTGATCTCAAGTGCCCGGCGTGTGGTGCTGGTGGCCTCGCCTAGAACTCGAAGCACCTCGGTCTGCATACGCTGCTGCTGTTCCTCCAGCTTTGTCTCATACCGAGATGCCCGCTCTTCAGCCGCTTTAACCCGATCTGTAGCCGAAGCTTCCGCGACCTTGACCTGGTCCTTCAAGTTGCTGATCTGCTCATCCTTAGCCTTCATGGCCAGGTTGAACACCGCCCGAAGGGCCACCAAACACATGAACAAGAGTCCAACCAGTACACCAGCTTGTGTAAGGGGGCTCAACTGCTCAAGCGCGCCACTTTCCGCCGCCAGCCACACAGCGGGCACAGTGACTAGCAGCATCGTGATCACATCGGCTCCACAAGAATTTCACGCTGACTCCAGGTGTTGTCTCCACCCGAGTCTTTGTACTTAGCGGTGAAGGTCGTAGAGCCTGCGTTTAGACCCGTATAGAAAATGACCCTGCTGTAACAGGCGTAAGCCCCCGTGACCTTGGGGAAGAACGCCAGCGACTTGGAGTCGTCGGCCGCGATGGTGTTGGCCCCGGACACAGCGACACCCATCCGACCGCCGTCGTTGCTGTCCGCCTCGGACATGTTCGCGGTGATGGTGACCCTCGCCCGACCAGAAGGTTTGATCGTGACGGTCACGGAGGGGCCGACGGTGGCGCAGTCCACGTAAGCCGAGCCGTTGGTGCCCGGCTCCGCTGTGACGACACTGGCCCACTGCACCCCGGCGTAAGGATCCCCGGAACCGCCCACCACAACCTCTGTGTCGGTGACCCGGAGGTCTACAACATCGTCCATCCGCAGCCCAGCCGGGGCGTAAGCCGGAACCACAGGTGTCGGGTCATCTCCGATGGTCACCTTGAGTGGGCTGGTGCTTACGACCTTGCCCCGACGGAAGGTGGGCTGTGGGATCTCCGAGACTTTGGGGGTCTTACCGGCGAGAGCACGGCTTAGCTTGATGGTGTTGCCCGTAGCCATGGCTAAGCCTCCTTAGGTGCTGATCGTATCGGTGATGCGGACTTCCGTGCCTTCGTAACCCTTGTAGGTGGCCGTGATCGAGCTGCCGGTGTCGGTGAACTCCACGATGGCGTAAAGCTCGCTGACCACGGTGTCCGACTCGTGGGCGTTGTCGGGGTACTGCTGCTCGTAGCCCGCTCCACCGGCCTTGACCTTGGTCGTGTTGTGGAGTGGTGCACTCTGCCAAACCTTGTCGTAGCCGTACTGGTTCGAGCCGGTGGCCAGCGAGTGCGTGTCACCGTTGAGGTACAACACGGTGGCCGAGGAGGCGCTAAGGGCGCTCGCAAGCTCGTTCCGCTCGGTGTCGTAGCCCCGCCATTCGTCCTGTCCGGCCTCCTTGGGACCAGGGATCTGCCCGTCTCCGAAGACGACGATCATCGGCTCCGAAGCGGTGGACAGGATGTTCTTGAACCAAGCCTTCTGGGTGCTGCCCAGCATGGTCTTGGAGCTGTTGTCCGTGGCGGTAAGGCTGGACTTGAAGCTAAGCATGTCGAGCAGGACGAACCTGACGCGCCCGACCACCCATGTTCGGTAGATGCCCGTGGTCGGTAGCGTCGCGTTCTGCACACCCGGCCCGCTGGATCCCCACTTGGTGCGGTAGGCCGTGTTGAAGTTGTTGACGAACGTGGAGCCCTTCTCCACACCGGTCGCGTTGTTTGCGTAACCGAAGTCGTGGTCCGACACACCGACGATGATCGGGTTGGGTAGGGCTGCGATGAGCGCCGCGAAGTTGCTGTAGCCCGTCTGCCGGTTCCAGTCCGCGACCCAGTCAGGTGTGGCGCCGTCCTTGTACCAGAAGTCTCCGAGGATGGCGAAGTAGTCGGGCCCGGCGTTCTTGATGTGCGTAAGCGACCCGGCCGCCGAGGCGTTGGCGTTGATGCAGGCGCCGAAGGCCACCGTGAACGAGGTGGTGTCCCCGCCGCCGATGGTGTCCGAGTCGTAGACGGGATCCGGGCCGCCGGGGTAGTAGCTGCCGAGCTTCTTGAACTCAGCCGCCGCGTAGTCCGAGCTGGATTCCGAACCGGTGCTCTGCGGGTACGTACCGACCTTGAAGTAGCCGTTACCCGAGTGCGTTACCCCGGTGACGGAGGTAGTAGTGGCCCCCGCAAGCGTCGGATCAGTGCCCGCCTTGTGGATGATGTTCAGCGTGCTCGACCCGGTCACCATGATCCGGACCGTCAGCCAGTCCCCCTCGGTGTAATTACCAAGAGCGACGAAGGATCCGCCGTTCTTGTTGTAGCCGTACTTAAGCGTGCCGCTGACGACTTCCGTCTTGATCTGGAGCACGTCGTCGGAAGCGTCGTGGATCTGCATTCCCGAGCAGCGCTTGAGCGAGTTCGGCAACTTCGTCCAGCGGAGGCAGACCTGGACCCCGTAACCGCTGGTGAACGGCCACCCGGTAGTTCCGGTGCCGTTGGTGTCCATCTGCCGAAGCTCGGTACGCGGGTTGGAGCTTCCCGAGGTTGTAGGCGCGTCCAGGGAGATCCGCATCTGCACAGCGGTGTTGTCGCTGGTCATGCAGAACTCGGGCGACTGGGTGTAGCCACCACCGATCTGCGCCTGAGACTTCTCGATGATGGACGAACCACCCGAGATACCGGTCTGGACCTTGAAATGATTCAAGTTGCCATTCGTGCCGATCTTCAGGCACTCACCGGGCGTGGAGTAGGTCCGTGGGATCGTTCCACCCGAACCGCCGCCTGTGTCCCCGTCCAGGCCACCGACACCGCCGCCTGTGGGTTGCGACTGGTCGAGCTTCTGTCGTCGCCCAGCGTAAGGAACGTCCTGGTCGACCCCGAAGTTGATCTGGAACGAGTCCAGGAGGTAGTTGGCGTTGAGCCCGGCCGCCTGTCGGTCGACGGTGTAGATGTCGCCCTCGACCAAGGCCGGGTTCTGGACCGCGCTGATCTCTACGGTCTCTCCGGCGCCCTTGAGCTTGAGCAGGTAGCCCTGCGCCATGGTCAGAGCATCGCCCGTGGAGGTTACGAGCTTGGAGACGAACCGCTTGACCCGCTTACCGCCTGTGCCGAGGTAGTAGGTGGGCGAGCGTGGGTCGTTGTCGGCCGCCGAGGCGCTTACCGGGACGATCGGGGTTCCGTCGGGGTTGGTGGCGCTGGACTCGCCCGACACGACGATGTAGTTGAAGCTCTCCGACCGAGTCAGCTTGCGCATGACCCTGGTCATGACCGGCCGCTGCTTGTCCGAGAAGGTGAAGACCGACGGCTGGATCGAAGGGTCCGGGAGCGGCTGAAGGACGTAGATCCCCCGCCAGTCCATGAACAGTTCCATGCCGCAGAAGGCCGCGCACTGTTGAACGTCCGCTAGCGGGTTGTTCTGCGCGTTAGCCCCGAAGGTAAGCGTGGCCGGAGCGACCATCTGCGTCGAGGCGAAGTCGAACTGGGCCGAGGGGTCGCGGTCCAGGATGACTTGCTTGATGACATCGCCCATGTTGGTGCCGGACGGGAAGGTCCGTACCGATTCCCAGGCGTTCTCCTGGAGCCGGAGGCTTAGATCCTGGCCCTCAAGCTCGATCTGGACGCCGTCAGGCCCGTCCGTGATGGTTGTGTCCGTGATCAGGAAGACCCCGGCCTGCACCATCTCGTCGTAGCTCTTGTCGGTGTCGATGTTGATGTTGAGCTTGTCGACAACCGGCGATTCAGCCGTTCCGGACGCCTTCCTCAGCAGGATCCGGTAGTTAAGGGCCTTAGCGACGCTCGTACGCGGCACCAGGTTCGGGATCGACTCGCCGTTGGAGGCGTCTTCCCAGGTCGCCCCGTTGTTCACCGAGGTCTGCACCGTCACCGACGAGCCCGGCGGAAGCGACGTCACCTCCCACGAGATCGTGGACCAGATGACCGGCTGCCCGCTTGGGATCGGCTTAGGGTCTCCCAGCCATGTGGCGGTGGCCGACAGGCGGTGCGGTACGACGAGACCCGACGGCGCCAACGAGCTGCTTAGCAGGTACGTGACGCTCTTAGGCTTCAGGACCCCGGTCGGCGTGATCGAACCCTTGCCGGTCGCGTTCTTGATGACCGTCTTGGAGATCGAGCCCGAAGGGGCGCTGGATCCGGCCGCTGGGCGGTTGACGATGTGCGCGGGCGGCGCCGAGCCGGTTGGTGTGGTGGATCCGGTGAACTTCGCCTTGGTGATGGCCTTAGCCACCGTGCCCGATGGTGTGGACGAGCCCTTGACGCTGTTCTTGACCGCGCTGAACGGCTTGATCGTGCCGCTGGATGTGGTCGAACCGGTCCGCGTCGGCAGCAACACGACCTTGGTAGGTGTGACGGTGCCGCTAGGCGTGCTGGATCCGGTCCGCTTGTCCTTGGTAACGGCCTTGGTGATCGCACCCGTAGGTGTGCTGGAGCCTAGCTGCGTGTTCTTGACCGAGGTCTTAGCCGCGATCGTCGCACCGGGCGTTGTGGAGCCTGTGCGGGCGCTCTTTTGAACTTGCTTGCCTGCGATGGAGCCTGCGGGCGTGCTGGAACCGGCCGTGTTCTGAACGGACTGGTTTTTAGCAAAGATTTCGGCGGTTACCCAGTTGTTGGCGGGCGTGCCTGTGCTGGAAACGCTGAAAGTGGCACTACCACCAGCGGAACCAAGGGTCTTGTAACCCACGATTCCATTTGTGCCGTTGCTGGTGTCGTGATTGCTGAAGTTAGTGGTACCCGTAGCTCCAAGGGTGCCGCCGTTGTTGTCTTCCGCGACGACGACACCGAGCGAGCCTGTACGCCCGATCGTGAAGCCGGTTGTAGTGAACGAAGTCGAGTTGTTGCTGCCATCGGTGTGGCCACCGGTCTGCGTGGCCGTGTCGGCACCTGTGAGCACTAGCAGCTTAAGCCCGACGCCGGAGCTGCTGGCGCCGCCGACCGTCGTGCTTACGGTCAGTCCCGTACGTCCGTGCGCTCCTGGCAGCTTGGCGACCCAGATAGCGCAGGCGCCCTTCTTGCCTGCTACGGAGTTAATGAACTCCAACTGGGTCCAGATAAGGGCTGTTCCGTTGTTACTGATGGACAGTGTTGTGCCTGATTGCGCGGTCGAGCTGAAGGCGCACGCAACCAGTACAACGTCGTCGGGAGGTGTGAAACTGGCGGTAGTCGCCGTAAAAAAGAGATTGGTGACTAGCGCCGGAGAGGACGCATCTACGGCAATGGCCATCAGACAGCGTCCTCTCCGTACAAACTACTGAAAACGATCACACCCTTACGGGGGTTAGCTGCCAGCGGGGATCGTCAGCTCGTAAGGGACCTGAAGCGAGTCGGACGCCGCTAGACCTACCGATGTGAACACCGAACGGTCCAGGAGCACACCGCCGCCGGTAGCCGCCTGGGAGAAGACGCCATGCTCGGTGATCGAGGCGGAAGCGTCCACGGTGATCGTGCCGACGGTCCGGTAGATGTTGGCGGAAGCGCCCTCACCCTGCGTACCCGTGGCCCGAGTCGAGTCCGGGTTGTACTGAGTGGTCAGCTCAGTCTGTAGCGCGGTGTCGGAGCTGGCCTCAGCGTTCGTGCCAGTGCCGATGCCGTGATACTTGAAGTTCTCCAGCTCCGTGAGGTTCTGGAAGGCATCGACCATGTACCCGACACCGGCTGTAGTGACTACGCGTAGTGACGCTAGGCCGTAGTCCGTGATGTCCCCGGTCTGCCCGTCGATCTTCCGCAGCCACACAGCGCCGTAGAAGGTCGGAAGTTTAAGGACACGAGCCGCAAGCACGGTCCGAGCGCCTCGCCACAGGTTCTTGGCGTTCTTAGCACGCCATACGTTGACCTCGCGGCTAAGACCCCGCTGTGGGAGCCCGTGGCGGATGATCTCCCGGAACTCCGGGTCTCCGCACTTCACGATGTCGTCGCCAGGCCGGAAAGCCAGAATGTCGGCGACGGATAGACCGTTTCCGGTACCGCGAACGAAGGTGGCCCCCCGCCCGTCAGTTACGGTTTGGATCGCTGCTGCGTTCACTGGGAATCTGCCTCTCGGACGATGGCGGTCCGCGAACCGCAGTTTGTGCACTTGAATACGACTCGCCAGCCGGTGATCTTCTGCTGTCGGCCGGGCAGGGTCAGGTCCGGTTCCGTGATCGCGTCCCACGCATCATCTGCGGGTTCCCCGATCCTGTTGTCGAAGTTGCACTTAGCGCAAACGACGCTGCGAGTGCCCTCTTCTGCTGGAACTGTCACGGTGTGGCTCCTATACGGTTTAGCGCGCGGGTAACAGGCTTAGCTTAAGCGATGGAGATAGAACCATCCTCGTTAACCGCGATATCCGTAAGCGTCCCTTCGTTCCACTGGTCCGCCGTGTCCACCGCGATGACGATTTGCTCCGTACCGACGTGCTCAACACCCGTTTCCGGGATCAGCAAAGTCCCCGAAGTCGGGTTGAAAAGGTCCGCCGCACCCTGAGGGGTGTACTTACCTTCCTCATCGATGATCGTGAACGTGCACCGTCGCCGAATGGACTGTGCGCTGTCCACCGTGACCGTGCCCGACACCGGGACTAGCTCATCAACGATCACGCCGTTGACCTGGACCTTAAGCTTCCGCTTAGCCTTGTGAGGCCCTGAAACCACATCCAGGAACTCCGGCGTCACCGGGATCATTGGGTCACCGCCGCGAGAGGTACGGAGGGGTCACGTGGTGGCTTCACCTCGATGTAGCCCCACGACAGGATCCGGAAGTCAACACCTGTGTCCCCGTCGGTGTGCCACGACCACTTAGCCTCGCCCTTAAGCCGCACCCAGTACTGCTCCCCGTTCGGGTACTGGAGAAGCAGAGTGTGCCGTTGGGCCCGGATTGCCTTCCATTTCTTCCACGATTCGTCATCGGGGTCGATGAACAGAAGCTTGCTGTCTCCGGTAATGCCCTGGAGCGGACCGTCCACCACGATCGGATAAGCCTTGTCTCCGTTGGCCACGAGCGGAATGTGGATGCCCTGCGCACCCTCTTCGCTGGGATCGTCGTCCATCCAGCCGATGGGTTGGTTCAACGAAGGTGCGTACGGATCCTTGAGCGCGAACTCGTGATACGTAGGCACGGCCTTGGCGATGTTGGACTCGTCCGAAGCCACCTTGATGAGCCCGACGGTGGCGTACGCAAGCGCCTTGTACCAGCGGTTCTGGTTAAGCGGCGCCAGGTAGTCCACACGCACGGCGGAACCGTCGATAGCGCTCGCTGGGACCTGCCATCCACCCCAGATGAGCTGCCACGAGTTGCCCGAGTCGTCTGAGCTGTAGATGTTGTAGGTCTCCACAGCCGGAGCGCCTGGTGTGGCGGTCGGGATCAGGTCCAACTGCACCGAGTTGAGCGCCGGGTTCGGTGTGGCCATCAAGATCGGCACCGGTGGCCCTTGCACGGCGATGGTGAAGTTGTAGGCGTCCCACTGGCTAAGCAGCTCCGGCCCATCCCACTGCTGCTTAGCGCGCGAGTAGACAACATAGTCACCGTTAGGCAGGTCGCGGTTGCAGAGCCACTGGTTGCTGGTCCCGAGGATCCAGTTCAGGTCTCCAGGGCTCGCGGCGTACGGCGGTGTGGTGTCCACGTTGAACGAAGGTGCGGCGGCCTGCGCGGCGGTGAACACGCGGAACGCCACGGCCGCCTGTGGGTCGCTCTCGGTGTCGGTGTAGCTGATCGTGAAGATCGGCCGGGTCGTTGTGGTGATGACCGCCCGCGTCAGGGTCACAGAAACGCCGCTTGCCGAGGCTGTAGTGGCCGCAGACAGCGTTACGTTGGTCGCGCTGTTCACCGTAAGGATGGTGGTGTTCGCGGGGATCCCGGCGCCTGTGACGGTCGCGCCTACGTCCTTGGAGGTGAAGGCGGCGGTCGCGGAGGTCAGCGTCGTGTTGGTCGCGGTGACACCGTCAGCGAAAACCCGCGTCTCGGTGGGCCCCAGGATGGTCAAGACCGGGGCGTGGTTGAACTCCACGTCGATGTAGAACTCCGACAGCTTGCTTAGCTGCGCGCTAAGGTCCGAGCGGCCGATGCGCCACGTCTGGGAGTTGACCAGGTCCCGCGTCCAGTTCGAGCCCGCCGGGGATCCGGTGTAGGTCTTGATCGTGACGGTCTGCCACGTAGCCGACGCTCCACCGGGAGGTGTGGGACACGGGAAGCTGAACAGGTGCCGGAAGAACTCGCTCAGGAAGTCTCCCAAGCCCTGAAGCGGGTCGGTGATGACCGTTTCCACGATCTCGCCCGTGAACCTGATGATATCGGTCAAGAATGAGCTGCCGCCGGACGGTGCGACCTGGAGAACCTTAGCCCTTAGGGTCACCGCCTTGATGGCGCAGTCGTCCGGGATGTCCGAACTGGTCAGGTTGGCGATGTCGAACGTGGCGAAGTCGCCCGGTAGCTGAGACCGGGATGTGGTCGACAGGAACGTGAGGTCCGAGTCGTCGCTAAGGATCTGTGCGACCGTGGCCCCGGAGCTTGGGGTCAGAGCCCAGTTCCCCTTGGAGGATGGCGCTGTGGTGTCAGGCCGCCGTGTCACGATGCCCATCAGGCGCTCCTCTGTCCCGCAAGAAGTTCCTTCTCCCAGACACCGACCACGGTCTCCACCGAGGACTCGATCGCCTTACCATCCAAGATCGTCTGGTGGGTGAAGTTCGCTACGGGAGGCTTAGCCGTGTCCGCATTGATGATCGCATTAACCTGGGTGCTCAGCGCGCTCAAGCTATCCGACAGGGCGGCCTGTAGCTGAAGCACGTCGAACCCGGTGGATGCGTCAACCTGGCTCTGCGCTGCGGCGATAGCGGCCTGAACCGCCTTACGAGCCGCGTCCTCCACCGTGTGGATCCTGTCCAGGATTCCGACCGCGATACCTTCAGAGATCGGCTTACCCGTGCCGTCCCGGAACAGACGCGAAGGCGAGTTGACGTTAGCGGCCTGGTCGGCGGCCTTCTTAGCATCCGCCACGACCTTACGGACCGCGTCCTGCACGATGCTGGAGCCCTCGTTGATACCGGCCGCTAGACCCTGCATCAGCGCCAGACCAGTGGACTTCAGAATGTTGACGTCGATGGCCGCCTTCATGTCTTGCGTGACCTTCTTGACCGCATCGACAGCGGCCTTACCCCCATCGGTCACGGCCTTGGCGAAGTTGGTCATCATCGTGGTGACCGCCTCAACCACAGGCCCCGCCCCTTGGGTCACGGCGGCGGCGATGTCGGCCATGCCCTGATCGCAAGCGGCCTTAGCCTGCACGAACCCGGCGGTGAAGGCAGCGGTTACCTGGCCGAAGCCTGCTGTAACCGCAGCGGCGATGGACGCCATACCCGGAGCCACGTTGGCCGCTAGCGCGACGAAGCCAGCCTGGAAGACGGTTCCCAGAGCCAAGAAGGCTTGCCCGATGGCCGGGCTGATGACCGTGGCGAAGCCTGTAGTGAACGCAAGGCCCATCGCGGCAAGGCCGGGCGTGATCGCGGTGGCGTTCAGGGAAATGAACCCGGCCTGGAAGACGGTCGCCAAGCCGAGGAACGCGGTACCGATGGCAGGCCCGATCACAGTGGCGAAGCCGGTCTGGAACGCGAGCCCCATTGCCGCCAAGCCGGGTGTGATCGCCGTTGTGGTCAGCGAGATGAACCCAGCCTGGAAGACCGGCGCCAGCGCCAGGAAGGCTGTACCGATCGCCGGAGCGATGACCGTGGCGAAGCCGGTGGTGAAGGCAAGTCCTAGTGCCGCAAGCCCCGGTGTGACCGCTGTAGTCGTGAGCCCGATGAAGCCCGCTTGGAAGACGGTGTTCAGCCCGAGGAACGCGGTCCCGATGGCCGTGCTGATGTTGGTCCCGAAGCCTGTAGTGATCGCTGTGCCGATGGCTGCGAGCCCCGTGGTCACCGGCCCTGTGGCTAGCGCCTGGAACGCGGTGGAGACCAGCGGCCCTAGGTTCGTGAAGCCGGTAGCGAAAGCTGTACCCAGGCCAGGGATCGCGGCATCGACGGCGGCGGCCATGTTCTGCACACCGGTCTGCGCGTTCTGCTGGAGCGGTACGAAGCCTTGCTGTGTTGTGGTCCCCAGGGTCGCCATAGCGTCCGCGAACGACAGGTTAGCGGCGTTACCGAAGCCTTCACCGACCCGCTGCCCGACCGGCGGAATGTCGCCGACCAGCGCCCTAAGCGGGTTAAGGACGGCCTCAGGTACCTTGCCGCTCTCCTGCGCCGCACCAGTGACCAGGCTGCGGAACCCTTCCACACCCTTGGTGGCCAGGTCGGTGACCGCGCCCTTAACCTGTGGGATGAGCCGCTGGATCGGAGGCAGCAACGCGGGCCCGACGGCCTCACCGACGAGCTTGGAGTTAGACGCTACCGGAGGCGCCGCACCCTTGATGCTCTCCGGGATCTTGTTCATTTCGGTGCGGACTTCGGACTCGATCGGCCGGATGTTCGGCACGATGCCCTTGTGGATACCCCTGGCCAGTTCAGACGCGGCCTGCTCAGCCTTGGTCCCCACGTCCTGGATGTCCTTGGGTACCAGCCCCAGGGAGTTCTGCACCTTGAGCCTGAACCGCGCGAACGCCTCACCGGCCGCAAGCAGCTTGTCGTTGATCGCCCCAGCGAATTCAATCGCGTTAGCCGCCGCCTCCGTGAAGCCGATCGCTAGGTTGCCCAGCAATTGGATGAAGCCCGGAAGCGCGGCGGCAATCTTCTGGATCGACTGCTGGAAGGCGGGGCTGTTCAACTGCGTCCCTAGGCCCTCGAACGCGGTTGTGATTCCGTCAACCGTGCTCTGCGGGATGCCGTCTAGCGCACTACCAATGCCGTGAAGCGCGTCACCGACCGCACCGCCGATGCGGGTCCAGTCAAACTTGTTGAAGAAACTACCGAGACCGTCGATGGCTGCCTGAGCGCCGGGGGCAGCCGCCGAGAAGGTATCGATACCGTTGTTGACCAGGTCGGCAAAAGCCTTCTCCAGCGAGGACACCACACCGCTTAGCCCGCTGAAGGCGGATTCCAAGTTGGTGTTCTTGCTGATGTCCTCCAACGCCTTGCCGAGACCGTTTACGGTAGTCACCAACAGGTCCAGCGCGCCCTTGCTACCCGCCAGTGTGAGGAAGCCGCGCTCCAGCGGAACAAGATCGATCTTGTTAACCGCTTCCGCAACGTTGTTGAAGACGGTCTCGATCTGCTTAAGCCCGCCGCCTTGCGTGATGAAGTTAGCGGTCTGTCGTGCTAGCCCGACGAGCGAGTTCGCCACAGTTTGGATGGACGGCGTCAGAGCTGTGAGGGTGCCCTTGAGCTGATTGAATACCGGCGTAAGCCCCGTGGTGAACGTTGCGGAGATCGCCGTCTTCAGCTTGTTGAACTCGGGGGCAAGTACCTGTGCGGCTTTCTTGATGCCGGCCATGCCCAACGCAATGGTGGCCAGCGGCGCCCCGATAAGTCCGATCGCTGCCGGAACCGCCGCAATGGCTGTTGATACCGCACCCCAGGCCGCTGTTACCGCCGCGCCCGCCTCCGCGAATACAAGTGCTGTAGCACCAGCCCTGAGTAGGCCCTGTACCAGCGTGGAGACGGCCCCGATCACGCCCGCGCCCGCACCGGAAGTGAACTCACTCGCGGAACCTGTGATGGTCGAGAAGGCGCTAGCGCCAGAGGCCTTGACCTGGTCGAAAGCAGCAACGATGTCCGAGAGGATCGAGCCGAACGCCAGCCCGGCCAAACCCTTACTCGTGTCGAACTCAACGGGAACGTGGATCGGACGCCCCGCTAGCGCCTTTTCCGCCGCCAGCGCCCCCTTGTCCACGTCGAAGTTGACGGGGACCTTAACGGGCTTAGCCGCTAGGGCCTTCTCCGCGTCGAGCTTGCCCTTGTCGACCTCAAAGTTGACCGGGACCGTGATCGGGTCCTTGGCAGCGGCTTCCTGAGCAGCCAGGGCGGCCTTGTCCACGTCGAAATTGACCGTGACGGTGATCGACTCTTTGATCTCGTCAAGCTTGGCGCGAAGCTCTTCCCGATTGACGTCCCAGTCGATACTGACTTGGATTTTCTCGTCGGGAAGGCTCTTAAGTTCAGCCTCGACGGCCGATTTGAAGCCACTGGTGTCCGGAACAACGCGAACGCTGACCCGAGCGATAGTCCGCCCTCCGGGACCACTCACTGACGGACACCCCCTTGGAGGACTTAATCGCTCTTAGCTTGCGCAGCCTTACGGTGCAGCTCTTGGGACTTGAGTCTAGCCCTAACCTGCTTCAAATCGAGTGTCCGCTTGACTTCACGCTTCTTAGGCACAGGCGGCTTGATGATCGGCGAACGGGTCGCCTTTCCGCCTCGCTGCCTATTCGCCGCGTACAACATGTTGACCATGGCGGCAAACAGATGCGTATCGGTGGTCCACGCCCGGAATTCACGACCTCCACGCATGGCAGCAAACGTGGCGGAATCGTCAGGAAGGTGCTCAACGAGCCAAAGTAGGGTGCGAGCTGTCATCGGAGGGTCCGGGCGGAACATATCCAGCAAATCGAACTGGTAGTACCGCCGGAGATCCGACAACAGCTCCCCACCATACTTGTTGATTAGCTCGATGAGCTGGAGCGTTCCCCCAGGCCGACCCGCGTAACGTAGGCAAAGAACAGGTCCGCGAATACGGCGTCCTCGACGTTCTCAACCCAGTTCCGGTAAGCCTGCGGGTTCGCCGCGACGCACTCCAGGAAGTTGTCGATGGCGACGAGACCGTTGAAGTAGCGCTCAAGCTTGTCCGCTGTATCCAGAAGCCCAGTGGTCGGCATCTTCTGCCAGGTGTCAATGGCTTCCTGGTACAGCCGCATAGCCTTGGCCCGCTTGGCGAACGGCAGCCGCAGCACACTCAACAGGTCAGGTGATCCGGCCGGGTACGCAACGGCGGTCCTGGTGGCTTCGGACGCCATTTCGGCCGTAACGTCCTGCTTGGGTGGCTTCGGGGCGGGCTTATCTTCCGCCTTGGGCAGCTCCACGACAGTCGCGGGCTTGTTCGGCGTGCCAAAGGGGGACTCTCGCGGACCATCCTTCGGCGCGCTGTCCGCCGACCCCTCAGTCCAGCTTTCACCCGTGTTCGGATCTACGACCAGCACCGAGCCGTCCGGCTTTGGAAAACGCTGTACATCAGACATTGCGCGGGTTCTCCTTCGTGTTGCGCGGGTGTTCATAGCTTACTAACGCAGAAGGCTAAGGGGAGTCCCAACCCGCGCGCTGGGACTCCCCTTGCCGTTCGTGTAAGCCCTAAGGCTTAGGCGCCACCTTCAACGCCAGTTGTGACCGCGATGGCCGGAGTAGTACCACCAGTGAAGCTGCCGGTAGCAGTCATCTGCGGCACGTTGACGCCTTCAAGGTCTCCCTGGAAGGTGACAACCCACGGCGTACCAGGCCCAGGACCACCGGTAACGGCCACGTTGCCCGCTCCCACGCTGTCCAGAGCCTCCAGCGCCGACTGCACCGCGCTGGCGATCGCGTTGTAAGCGATTCCCGCTGTGGTCGAGCCCGCGAAGGTAAGCGTGAAGGTTCCGCCGGTAGGTGTGCCGGTGATGGTTACGGTCTGCGACTCCGAGGTGTGCAGGCCAAGACCATCGCCCAGCCACTCCATCAGGTTCGAGCCCGTCACACCCAGGATGGTGCAGCGAACCGGGAACTGAAGGAACTTCTCCACGTCGGCTTCAACGTCGTCGTCCGACGCGACCGAAGCCTTAGGCACGTAGAGCGGCACCTCAACGTCGCCGTCCACGATCCGCATGAAGATCGCGCGCTCCTGAGGCTTCGGGTTAAGCGCGACACCGAACTGACCGGAAATGGAGTCGTCGCCGCCACCGAAGTACAGGGCCAGCGTCTCGTTGCTGATCTGGAGCAGGTTGAACACAAGCGCGTAGACAACCGGGTCACGCCGCTCCCTAAGGGCGGGGTTTTGCCAAGTCCCGAGGATGTTGGAGTCTCCACCATCCTTGGTGATCTTGAAGTTGTCATCCGAGCTGGTGTGCCCGATGTCAACCCATGGGTAACCAGGGTCGGTCAGGTCAGTTGGCTGCGGAGTCCCGACCGGCGCGAAGTACACGTGCCCCTGGCCGGGGATGATTACAGCGTTGTCGTCAAGAGCCATGGTGGCTCGACCTCCTCTACGGTGACGACAGAGCACATCCCCTGCGCGGGTGGGGCGGCTATGCGGGTGTGTTTCAGTTGTTCGTGCTTAGCTTAAGGCTTAGACGGAGTTAGGGCGCCTGTTGCGGATTTTAAGATCGTAAGTGGCGACATAACGCCCGACGTCGGGAAGGTCCACGTCAGTGGCGTCCTGGAATCCCGAGGACTCCCGCCAATGACTAATCCAGCCCAAAACGTGCCCGTTACCGTCATACGCCACAGTTTGGTTCTTGCAAGCCTCGTAGAGAACCTTTGCGACCCGCTGCGACAGATCAAACGCTGCCCCGAATGGGTCGTTAGGGAACGCCGGAGACTCCCCGGACCAAACCTGTAGGTGAGTGAAGTAGTCGGACACGAATTCAGGCCGATCGGACGAGCCCCCGGTCCGCTCCACGATCAGAGCAGGTAGGTGCCCGTCCATTCCATCCTGGAGCTTGGTGAAGACATGGTCCGCATCCAGCTCAGGAAGCTCTGTGGAGGCGATGAAGATCGACGTGAGTACCTGGAGACCCTTAACGAAGGGCGGGGTGGCGATAGGCATCAGAACGCCCCCGTAATGGCATGAACGCCCCGCGTAGCGACACCGCCAGGGCCCCCGGAGCGGCCGAACTCAATCGCCATCGCGGCGCCATCCGGGTCATCCAGATTCACGAACCAGTCGAGCTTGTCGCCCTTGGTAACCGTGATCCGGGAGTGCGGAGAAGGCCCTCCACTCGGCTTGTGGCGGGCAAGAATGGCCTTGGCCTTAGCGCCACCCTTGTACGCATTCAACCGAATCTCGGCCTTCACCTCCGGCAGGTGGGCGATGTACTTGTCCACGTTCCGGCCGCCACCGCCGACGAGCCAAACGACCCTAGCCATCAGCGTTCCTCCCTAAGCGTGACACTGATGTGCCGTGTCGCCTCAGAGAATTCCCGCCTCAGCGGCCCACCCAGGATTCCGAACTTCCGAAGATTGCCCTGGCCATCGACCCATTCGACCCGCGACCACCATCCGACGGGTGCTTCCTTGCAGATCAGCTTGTAGGCTGCTAGAACGTGCTGCCCACCGTCGACCTTGGTAGCTCCGAAGGCACCACGAGCGGACGCGACAGGCTGCATGAACACGTTCTCCACGACCACGCCTGTATCGCTCGGCCGCCGGACGTTGTTCCCCTCGAAATCCTTAACGATCTCTTCCAGGAACACCGTGACTGTGTGGGGCCCTTGCTCCAAGAGAGACATCAGAGACTCCCGAAGTAGCCGTAAGGTCCATTCCAGTCGCCCGGCCCGTCTCCGTACAAGATCGGGTCGCAACCGTACTGATCATTGAGGAACAGGCCGCAGTGATCCCAGACATCTCCCCGATAGGTGCCCTGCGTCCACAACGCCCCGTTAAGGGTGCCGTTGGCCTGCTTAAGGTCGGCGATCTCCCGATCCGTGAGGAACAGGGAGCCTTCTCCGACCGTGCCGTTGCGCTGATACGAGTAGTCCGCAGCCGATTCCGCCGAAGTGTTGGAAGGGTTACGGACTGCTCGCTCAGCGCAACGGCGGGCGATCAGGTAAACGATCTCTGGAGCCTTGGTCTGCGTCGGGTCGTCCGGATCGAGCCAGTTGTTACCCGACTCGAACCGGACGAGCACCGAAGCGTCCTCGCACACACCCTGGACACGGGCCAGCTCCGCACCGGAGAACGGCGAGGGTCGCTGAAGTCGCGCCTGCAACTGCTCAGGCGTAACCAGGTCAGGGTATGCGGAGGTCATGGCCTTACGCCGCTAGCTGTAGCTTGACCGCGCGAACCAGAGTGCCGTTTCCAGCACCCGGAGTCGTCGTAGCCGGAGTTACGGCCGGGCTGGAGCCACCGGTAAGGCTGGAGGTGGCGGTTAGCTGGGCGACGTTACCGACAGGCTCACGGAAGGTGACCGTGTAGACGTTGGTCGCAAGCGACACAGTCACGTTCACACCGTCGAGCTTGTTCAGCGCGGTCTGGACTGCCGCCGCCGTCGCGTTGTAAGCGATAGCGCCAGTGGTCTGTCCAGCGATCGTCAGGGTGAAGGTTCCACCTGTAGGCGATCCCGAGATGGTGACGGTCTGGACCTCGGCGGTCTTACCGTCGGCGATGACTCCGGTACCCGCGTAGCAGTCCAGCACCGAACGGTCCTGGAGGTTACGGAAGTCGTAGTCCATCAGCCAACGCATGGAGAGTCCGGTGCCCGGAAGGCTCTTCATCGCGCTCATGACCGCACCCTTGGGGTTGTCAGGAGCAACAAGGCTCATGACGAACGCCGACCGGTGGTAAGCCACGCCGAAGCCTGGAGGCAGGGCGTTCGAGACCACGATGTTCCGGAAACCGGCCATGTCGCCGATTACCGCGTCCCGCAGAGCCGAAGCCTGCGAGTCACCGCTCTGGTTGTAGCGGTTCAGGTGCGGGTCGTTCAGGAACGCCGCCTCCATGTCGCTACCACACACGATGATCCGGTCGTTCTGCGGCACGTTGGCCACGTTAAGCAGCCGTCGAGCGTCGACCAGGCCACGGAACATGTCCCAGTCCTGCGTCGAGTTGGTGCTGCCGTCGGCCAGCTTCGCCCGTGGGATGGTCACGGTGTTGAGGTAGTTAGCGTTGACCATCGTCGCCGCTAGCTTGTTCTCAAGACCCTCGGCGACCGCCCGAACCTGCGGCGTAAGGATCTGCTGACCGAAGTCGCTGATGTCCAGCGTCAGCTCTTCGTCGGTGATCCCGATCGCGTGGTAAATGTCCTCGTCCAGCACGACATCCACCGAAGTCTCGGTGAACTCGTCTAGCTGGATGATTCCTTCACCCTCGGACGCGGTGGGGCGAGTACCCCGAAGCGGACGGCTACGTGCAACGCCTCGCGCGGGAACGCGAATGGTCACGGTGTCGCCAGCTACGCCCGTGATGGGCCCAACCGGGTTCATCCAGACGAGCCGGGGAAGGACGATCTCCCTCTCCAGCACACCCAGGGCGGTGGCCGCGATGCGGTTCGCCTTTAGATATGTGTTAGCCACGACAGAAACCTCCTTCTAAGGTTCTAGTCCTAACCGCTGGTTCCTGCCGTGGCTCGGCGAGGGCGGTTGCTATAGGGGCCGTGGAATGCGTGCGGCGAGCTTGCGGGGGTCGTCCTCGTCGTCATCGTCATCAGACGACTGGCCTCCTCCACGTAGCTTCGCCTTAGGCTTCCCCGGCGGTAGGTCTCGCTTGGGTCCCGCTGAAGAGCCGCTGACCGTGGAGAAGAGCGAGTAGAACTCTTCCGCGCTGGCCTTAAGCTCTTCATCTGTCGATCCGTTGATCCACTTGGCTGCGGCTCGGATGAGCTTGTTGTCAGCATCGTCGGGCGCGTATTCCTCCGCTGCTTCGCGCTTTTGACGAGACGACCGCTCCTTACCAAGTTCGGCCTTAGCATCCTCAAGCTCCTTCTGGAGGCGCTCCTGGACACTTTTGTCCTTACCTTCGTATTCGGCGATCTTCTTCCTCGCGTCCGCAAGCTCCTTCTCGGCAGCCTTGCTTCGTGCGAGTGCTTCTCGGCGCCCTTCCTTGATGCGCTGCAACGCACGCTCACCAGCCGGTGTTAGCGGCTTGTCATCGTCGTTGTCATCGTCATCGTTGTTGTCGTTCTGACCCTGCGCCGCCGCTAGCAGCCTGGCTGCCTCGTCGTCATCGTCCGAATCGTCAACATCGTGGTCGGGCTTGGTGTTCTCATCCTGTGCAGCCATGGGCTGTTCATCTCCCTATGAGGGCGGTGTCCGCTTGCCTTGGGCTAACGGGCACGTATTTGTAAGTCGTGGGGTTATCTTAACTCCACGACGACGGAATAAGCGCGCTTAGGTTAAGAGCCGCCGCGCGCCGCTTGATGAAGGCGATTACCTTAGGCCGATCTCCCGCCTTAACACGGCCGATCGACTGGATAGCCTTCTTCAAGTCAGCTTCGTTCCGAATCGGGAAGCGTCCGCCGGATCCGGTGCCACCATCGGGCAGCGCCTTACCCTGCTTAGCCAGATTCTTACGCACTGGCATCGATGGACCAGCCATCACGAATCCTCCATCGTCACTTCTTGGGCGGTGCGGGCTTCGGTGGTGCCGGGGGCTTAGCGATAGCAGGCTGCTTAGGCGCCTGTGTCACACCCTTAGGCGTCTGCTTAGCCGCTTGACCTGCGGGAGTAGTCGGCGCGGGGGCCCCTGGGACCGCTGGACCCGCCATCTGCATACCCGCCGTAGCGTCCGCGATGAGCTTCTGTTGCGCGTACAGCTCATCCCGCTTCTGCTTAGCCAGCTTGATCCACTCCATGACGTCTGGCTTCTCGACGCCTGGGATCCGAGCCCACAGAACCTCTTCGGGGATTCCGAGCAGCGTGGCGGCCTTACCCAGCGCGTCCACGGCCGCCGAAAGCGACTGCACGCTGGTGTCCTGCCAGGTAACCCGGCCCGTGATGTCCTTGACGTACTTCTGAAGCTCCGGGCGCTTGCTTTGCTTGCAGGCAAGCTTAAGGAGCTGGTTGTGGGACCTGCCGGTCGGCTTCTGAATCTCGTGGACCTTCTGCGACTGGCTGGCACGGGCGGCGGCAAGAGCTTCAGCCGACAGGTTCACCATCTGGCCTGTTAGCTCGTGCGTCGGGGTCTGGCTAACCGCCGCCAGGGTCTCAATGTCGTCCCGGTGGCCGTCGATGAAGCCACCCATACCGGTTTCGGCCAGAGTTCCGAACTTGGTGTCGGCGTCGGCGGCGATCAGGAAGTCGTCCTGCGCGAGCTTGAGCTTGGCCCGGATCGCGCCCTCTTCGGTGTCCGGCTCCGACAGACCGGCGATCCAGCGGATCTTCCACGAGTTCCAGTGCTGAACCAGCATCCGGTCGTAAGAAGTCTTGTTGATCTTCTGCGCCAGGGCGATGTACGGCTCAACCTCACCCTTGGTCCGACCGTCGAGGTCAAGCTCCTTGCAGTACCGCACGACGGGTACCACACCGGAGTCGTGCCGCTTGATGTCAATGACCGTGAAGCCGTCGCTACCGTCGGGCCGGGTGCTGGAGTCGAGGACCACCGTGTACTCGTAGGTGTCGTCGTAGACCCGGACGTTCTTGATCGAGCCCTTGACGTAGTCGACCCGCATCGCAAACTCGGGCCAGTCATCTTCGGCCGGGTCCTCGTAGAGGGCAACCATCTTGCGGGGGCTTACACCTCGCATGATCGGCATCGACTCGCCCGTGGTGGGGTCCTCGCCCGGTAGGCAGATCGCGTAGGCGTATCCGTAAGCCAGCATGGCCCGGTGCACGGCGATCTGTCGATCATCCCAACCGTTGGCCAACCAGATGCCGTAAGGCCCCTTGGTCATGTCGTAGTCGGCTTCGCTGTCCGGATCCGGCTCGTCCAACTGCGAGCGGTAACCGTCCACGAACATGCACTGGGCGGTTGCGGTAACGACCTGGCTTAGCCATGGAGCCTTAGACATGTCCCGCAGCGCGCGGTGCTCGGACGTCGCCTTACGGGGCAGTCGGAAGTTCTCGGGCTCCCACCGATACCAGTTGTCGATTCGCTTAAGACGGATTGACTCACGGTCGTACTCCGGCATAAGTTGATCTTGAATAATCGACTTCAGCTCGGACGGGCTTAGCACGGGCGTCTCACCAAACCCTTCCGGAACGCGGTGGTTTCTGACGGCTCTCATCCGAAAGATACAGGCGCCGTACCATCCGCGCGCCAATCATCGCCACCGCGAGGTCAATCTTCTTAGGGCTATCCGGCGATTCTTTGGTCACCGAGACACCCCAGCGGTTCAAATCGTCCCGGCAGTTCGCCACATGCCGAGCCAACCGGGAATCTCCGTCGTGCGTGAAGGTCTGTTCCTTGATCTCGGTGTGCACAAGCTCGCAAGCGAACGTGAACGGGGCGACCTTGGTCCGCATATCCCACGCGATGGCCTGCGGATCCTTGCCGTCCTTCATCGCCCACATCTTGAGCCTGTCGGCATAAGCCTCGGGCCACGACACCTTGGCGAAGCTCTCCCACTCCCGCACGTCCGCAAAGAACGCCACCGGGCTGTACTCCCGAAACGCCCTGGCCACTGTGGCGTCTACTTCGTGCACCGGAACGCGGTAGCGCTTACCGTCCTCGTCCGATGCGTGGTCCGGATGGGGCTCCCAGGCGCCGATAACGAACACATGGCCGTCCGAAACGCAACAACCGACGAGTGCGGTGGCATCTCGGGTGGTCGAGCCGTCGAAGAACATCACGATCTCTTCGCCAAGCTCCACAACCCGCTCCGAATGCCGCAAAAGCGACCAAGCCTGCGGTGTGGTCCACGAATTGGTGGAAACCGTCGGCCAGTTGAGGTACTTCCGTTTGGAAGCGTCCACACTCGACCGTGGATCCCAGATTTTCTGCTTGATCGGCTCCAAATCAGCCCAAAAACAGTCCCCGTAGCAGTGCGCGAGGGCCTTATGGAGCGATTCGGGGCTGTTCAGGTCCGTATCCGGGGGTGCAATCAGCGCGTCGTACAGAATTTTGGACGTTCCGCGCGTTTTGCCCTCTTCTTGGAGGATCCAAGCCTCCCAAGCCGCCTCCGCGACGCTCTCAACCCCCGGAACCCAGGCGTTACAGGTCTCCATCGACCGAGATCCGGACTTAGTGAGGTTGTCATCGAGCGTCGCGGCCAGCGCGGGCCCACCCTTGTTCGGCGTCCAGTGCTCCGTCTCGTCCCAGACGTTGAAACTGGACTCCGCGCCTTCAGCGGCACCCGCCGACGACGTGATGATCTCCAAAGTGCCCTCTGGAGCCTTGTAATACCGGGTCAAACCGACGTCCAAGCCGTACCTAAGCGCCACCTTGGAGCCCTTAGGCGCCATCGCGCGCACCATACGCATCGTGTTAGCGGTCTGAGACTCCGCTGTGGCCGCGATTTGGACCAGCGGCATGTCCACAGGCTTCCCCTTGCACCCACCGGGGAGCTTAGGGTCGAAATCCTTAAGCCGAACCGGGCCCAAGAACTCCATCAGAGCCAATACGGCGGCGAACGGGGACTTTCCGGAACCCTTAACGAGCCGACGGACCCCATGGTGGTACAGCCAGCGGCCGTTTTCATCGACCGCGTACCACCACAGCAGGAACTTGAGCTGCGAGTCGACGGGTCGCCAGAACTGTTGCGCCTTAGGTCCGTTCGGCTGCCGGAGGTACTCCATGGCCCACGCTGCGGCTTCCCACCCCAAAGTCAGGTCCGGGAGCCCCTCGGGCATGGTTGAGAGCCGATCGCCGGGCGGAATCGGTGGGGGTGTCCAGATTCGAGGCCGTTCGAGCGTCGTCATTACTTCGCCAAGCGATTGCGGAACGCCTCAAGGTCCGAAACGGCGGCATCCTTCTCCGGATCCTCGACACCCGCCTTCGCAAGCTCGATCCGCATCCGCCGCCGAGCGCCTTCCGTGGTCAGAAGCTCCGAGGCTCCGGCCAACCACGAGTTGAACATCATCGCGTTGGGCTTAGTGCTGCACAGCACGCGGTCCAGCATCTCCGCGAGGATCCACGCTTGCGCCCAGTCCGACGGTTCGTACCAGTGACACTGCCCCGACTTAGCCAGGGACTCGTACCAGTCCGACGCCGCCTTAGTCCAATCCTCACTAGCTTCCGGAATCTCGACATCCTGGGTGCCAGGAGCGGTCTCCGTCTCGATATCGTCCTTATTCCTGCGTCGGCGTTGATCCGAGCGCTTAGGAACAGGGCCCGTAGTGCCTCCAGCCATGGGCTTAGCACCTCCTTCCGGGGTCAGATTAGCGTCAACCGGGGGTTTTGGGCTAGCTTAGCGTGTTAATAAGGGGTTTAGCCCCGTTTTTAGGGCTAAAAAGTCAACAGCTAGCTGATTTTAGCGTTTTAACCCGTACAAAATTTTTGGCGGGATGACAGGGCGGTCGGATGATCTTGATGCTAAGGGGGACCTCCCCACCCCTCTTAGCCTATTAGGTCGCAATTCGGGCGCGCATTGCTAGCTAAGCCCTTAGCTAAGCCTTAAATTGTCGCAAAAATTAATTTTTTCCCATTTTTTCATTTTTTCGCGCGCTTATTAAACCATTAGCAATGTGTTAGCTCGTTGCTTAGTGCATGGCACATACCTAGTGCACACCATGCCATGCCTAGTGCTTGTGCCCTTGTGCCCTAGTGCTATGGCTTAGGCCTTTAGCTCTTATGTGTGTAGGTGTGTGGTGCAGTAGGCAGTAGGTGTGCGGTGCATAGGTGTGTGGCATGGGTGGGCTATGGGTGGAAGGGAAGCCCGGATATATGGGCCCCGTATTAGCTCCTGCCTAGCGCTAGGTACAGGGGTAGGGGCTTACGGCTAGGGCACTAGCTAAGGGTCTAGGTAGGGGCTTACAGAGGCCACTAGGTAGGGGCTTAGCTAAGGGTCTAGGTAGGGGCTTAGGCCGGCCTGCGCCATATGTCCAAGCTTAGACATAAGCTACATAGGCTAGGGCTAGGGGCTCATGTCCGGACAACGGTGCAGCTAGAGGTACATTGTCCGGTCATCTTAGTGATCTTGTGAAGATCGACTTGTGGAACGGCTACCGAACGGTAATCCCCTAACGCAATCCCCTAGGGGGTTAGGGGATTAGCCCCTAATTTGGGCGTGTCGCACGGCGTGTCGCCCCTAAAGGTTGGTCAACGGCGCCCGAATCGGGCAGGGTCACGAGCGTCCCCATCACCCGCTAGTCCGGAGGTCACTCGTGCACATGTTCCGCCACCTCATCGCCGCTGTCGCATCGTTCGTGTGGCTCATGCTGTTCATCAAAGGTGTGGCGCTCATCCTGCTAGCGCTCATCGGCGCGGCGGCCGTGTGGTTCGTCGTGGCGTTCGGCATTGCGTTCGTGCAGTGCCGTAAGCAGCGGCTCGCGCGTGAGCGTGCTCGTGCCGCGTACTCCAGCCGTAACCGCTAACCCAACCAACACAGGAGGAGCACCTGACATGAGCATCCGTACCGAAATCATCATGAACGCGAGCGGTGACATGCTCACGCTCGTTGTCACGCCTGCCACGGATGATTTCGTCCCTAGCCCCTGCCGTAGCGATGTCATGGTTATGGCTCACGTTGTGTGCAACGAGCGTGGCCTTAAGGCGACTGGTGTAGTCGGTATCGCTTGCGACCCACACGGCAACGGCGACCACCGCTGCCCTAACCACTGGTCCGCCATTGGTGCATTTGACGTTGAACCCCTTACCGCCGATAACGCAGCGCTCTAACCAACCAACACAGAGGAGAAACCAATGTCCAGCACTCTCGTCAAGCATGGTGACCGCACCGTCCGTAAGGCGTGCAACGTATGCGGCCGCAAAGACCTCTATTGGGGTCACGACACCACTAAGGACAAGGGTGAGTTCTGCTCTAAGTGCCACGTCTCCGGCGCATGGGTGCTCATCGAGCGTGACGGTTCCGCTCACTCGCTCGTCTGTGGCCCTAAGGGCGACGCTACGGGCCCGGCGCCTGTCACCCTGGCTGATGAGCGCACAAGCCCGTTCGTGGCGCCTAGCGAGCCTGTGACGGTTCCGGCGGCTACTCCTGCGCCTACGGTCCCCCCGACGATGCCTAGCGACGCGGCGGCGCTCATGGCGCAATTGTTCGCCACGCTCGCACCGAAGGTGGACGAATCGCAGGTTCGCGCCATTGTCGAAGAGATGGTCAACGGGCTGGTATTCCCTACGCACACGGTAGTTGTCGACTCCTCGAAGGACGCGCCGGTTGTCATTGAGGGTGCCCATTCAATGCTGAAGTGGGTCATTAAGGGGCTTAGCTCCGGCCTACACGTGATGATGGTTGGCCCGGCGGGTACGGGTAAGTCGACGCTTGCCGAATCGGCGGCCGAAGCGGTGGAGCTTCCCTACTCCGCTATCTCCCTATCGCCCACCACACCTAACTCTCAAATTCTGGGTTATATGAATGCAGCGGGTGAGTACGTGCGCACGCCATTCCGTGAGGCTTACGAGAACGGCGGTGTATTCAATTTCGATGAAATCGACAACAGTAACCCCTCAACCCTGGCCGTAATCAACTCTGGCCTAGCTAACGGCGTAATGGCGTTCCCCGACGGCATGGTCAAGCGGAGCGAGAACTTTAGGTGTGTCGCAACCGCCAACACCTACGGCCGCGGTGCAGACCGTATGTACGTGGGCAGGCAGCAACTCGATGCCGCGACGCTTGACCGTTTCATCGTCCTTGACGTCCACGTAGACGAAGCGCTTGAAATGGCCGTATGCGCCTCTACCGGCCTTGAAGTCTCGCGCGTCAAGGACGTCCTGGTCTACGTGCGCAAGCTGCGTAAGTCTGCCGACAGTCAGGGTATGCGCGTAATGGTGTCCCCTCGCGCCTCTATCGGCCTATGTAAGTGGCTTGCGAACGAAGACACCCCCGAAGACTGGAAAATGGGCGTCGAAGCGCTCGTATTCAAGGGCATGAGCGCGCAAGACAGGTCCAAGCTTCTGTCCGGCGCCGGTATGTCCTCCGCTTACAGCAACTAAGGGGTAGAGCCATGGCACGCAAGATTATGCAGACCCTCACCTACGACTCGTTGGAGGATATGGCCGATAGCGCGTACCGCCACTCAAAGGATGACAGCGGAGCGTTCGTCTACTCCGGCTCATCGTGGCAGAAGAGGTGGTGCGGCACTGCCTCTCCCCAATCGGCCCGTAAGTTGGCTATTGAAGGGTGGCATGAGCCGGAGGTTGAAGCTCTCACCATTGTTGATTCCGCCATTGAAGCGGTAGAGGCCGAACACGAAATGGATGGTTTCAGCCACTACCACGACGTGAGCGGTTGTGAGGTTGACGTGGCCCGGTATCTGTCCGGTGAGCCGGAGTCGATGATTGAATACGAGCCGATTCCTACTCCTAGGGTCGGCCGTGTGATCACTCTGTGCGCTTCGGTGAGCATGAGCGCGTCGATTAGCAACGACGTCATCAAGCGTCGTGGTTTCGGCATTAGCGCGCTGGCTTTCGCTCTTACCCGTCTCGGGTTCGCGGTGGAGCTATGGGCAGATTGGACCTCCGGTAGCTACTCCGGTGACAAAGTCGGCCAGATGCGCGTGTTGGTCAAGGGGCTTAACGACGAGCTGGACTATGCAAAAATCCTATTCGCCTACGCTCACCCGACAATGCTGCGGGGGCTAGTTCACGCGGCCGCCCATGATTTCAACGCGAGCACCCGCGACGCTATCGGTATCGGCAAGTACTACGGCGTTCCCGCTCACCCAGAGCAGGACCTACCCGAGGGCACGATTTACCTACCGGAGCTGAAGTCCTCACGCAACGTGCCCACGGCGCCCGAAATGCTCCTAGCCCACCTGCGTGAGCTAGGCATCGTGTCGGACTAGATGGAGAGGGTGTGCGCGTGATGATCGGGATACGAGACGAATATGCACCAAAGTTTGGGCGTCAAACGCTCACGCTGTGGGAAGGTGGGTTCATGTCGAGTTTTGTGGGGTGGGCACATGAACTGCCCAAACACAACGGCTTCATGGTGACTCTGGCCAACGGTCAGAAGATCCGAGTGGATTGCCCTGCCCCACGAAATGACGCGAACTTCCAGCAGGTCGATGAGTCGATCAGGTCAGCGGTAGGAGGGCAGGATTGAAGCCACTCGCCGCACGGCCTATCACAGCCCCCGCAACGGGCATCACAGAGTAGGAGTCACCCCCATGTTGACAACCATCCTCACGGCCGGGCTCATCCTGGCCAGTCATCCGGCCGACTACGCCGTGTACGACGCCGGAGCGGAGACCACCGCCGATATACCCGTAGCCGCGTGTCTCGTGGCGCACGGTTTCATCGGTGAGTCTGACGATGGTCACGAGTGGATATATGCGCCCGCCGAAATGATCGAATTGTGTTTCAAGGACACGCGCGCTAACCCTGGTGCCTACCGAGTAGAGGAGTTGTGGGTATGAGCTATTCACACGTACGGGTAACCGATGACGGGTGGCGAATCCGCGACGCCATTAAGGCAGGCAATGCTTTCGAGAACAGTTCCCGCACATTCCGAGGTGGGCCTAACGGATCTGTCTACCCAATCGCTACCGGTGAGCTACCCGCGCAATTTAGACCAGCCATTACCGGCGCGGACTACATTGTGTGGTCCTACGCAACCCCCATTGCTTGGTGTATCAATGGTTTTTGGCACACACCTGACGTCAAATACAGCCCTACCACCAGTCAGCACCAGGGCCAAGTTAATACCGCCATCTGTGCAATTGAAACGGAGCTGTAATGCGTACCTACTCACCAGACCAATTGTTGGCAAACGAGACAGAGCAGGTGTTTCGGCAGTTTATGTATATGCCGAATGAGCACGCCTACACGGTTGCCACGTTGTGGGTGATGCACACACACCTACGTAACGCTGATGGTGTGTTCCTGCCGTACGTGACTCCTCGCCTCTACTACGGCTCCAAAATCGCGGGTTGCGGTAAGTCGCTCGTAACCGAGATCACCACGAAGCTTTCGCACAACGGTGAGGTAGTTCTAGAGCCGACTACGCCGAGTGTGACGACGCTCATGAACAACGACCAGGCCACGATTGGCTTTGACGAGATTGACACGTTCTTCGGTCGCGGCACCGGTAAGCAAGCGATGAGAGCAATTCTCAACGGCGGTTACAAGCGCGGAGCTAAGGTCACTCGTCAACGGTCCGACGAGACCGACCGGCAGAACTGTCACGGCCCTATCGTGATGAACGGTAAGAACGCGAATCTGTTCATGACCCACGACAATTTTGAGACGCTCCGCACCCGGTCGATATCCATCATTCTCGAACAGAAACCAGCCGACTACGAAGTAGACCGTTTCAACCCAGAGTTGCATGACGCGCGGTTGCTCAATCTCATGGGTCGGCTCAAAAAATGGGGTGTGGTGAACGCGCGTGCGATCCTGTCGATTCCGATCGATGGGCTCATGCCTGCCCGTATAGCCAACCGTGCGGAGGAGATTTGGACCGTGCTCTTTCGCATTGCGGAGTACCTAGGTGCGGAGTGGCCAGACAGGGTAGAAGCGGCGGCTAAAGCGTTCGTGCTGGGTGAGTGGCAGGAAGACGACACGCCCGTACTCACACCCACGGAGGAGCTGCTAGCGCACGTACGGGCTGTGTTCCGCGGCGATGAGCCTTTCCTGCCGACCAGCCTTATCTTGGAGCGTCTAGAGGCGCTTCCTACCCGCGCGGCCATCATGAGCGAGTGGCATTCCGAACGAGCCGCAACGATGGGGCTGTCTCGGGCCCTGGCTGTGTACGGCATTGAGTCCCTACGCGCCACGTATGACGGCCATCAGGTGCGCGGCTACGACCGGTCCGACCTATTCGAGGAGGAGACCACTCCGGCGCCCGTAAGGGCCTGACAGAACACGCTCACAGCCCCTGTATCCGCCATCGTGCGGGTACAGGGGCTCTTCTATGTCCGGAGGTTGGCTAGAGCGTCTGTGAACGGCTCCGGCGTGCGTGAGGTTGTCTATCCAGCACACACCCCATGAGCAGCGCCCATACGGCTCTTGTGATCGCTTTAGACGACCTAGACAACCTTCTGCACACTAGACAACCTATTGCACGCGCACGAGCGCACAGCCCGTTTCAGCGGCCCCATATCCAGCCCGGTCCCGGCCCATTGCCAACTCGAGCCGGGCTTGGCTTAAGCAAGCCCCCTGGCCGGCCTAAGCCCCCTGGCCTGGCCTAAGCCCCCCTTAGCCCCTTAGCTAAGCAATTCCCTAAGCCATTCTTTGTGCCTGCACATTGTCCGTACATTGCAATTCCGGTAGGTGAATGAGCGTTCATTCTGACCATGATCAACGATCTTGAAAGTGTCCATGATCAACTCGCCTCAAGATCCACTTCGGGGCCCGTTGTCGATCATGTCCAGCACTGGACAGGATGGAGCAATGTCCTCGCGCGCGTGTATTAAAAATATATTTTGCGCGCGGCGCGGCGGCCGGTTTTTTAATGATCTTGAAAAAATTTATTCCATTTAATAATAACGAAAAATCGTCGGCAAAAATGATCATGGATTTTTGAAAGCATGATTGATTTGATCATGATCATTTCATAGTTGATCTTGGTTTTTTCTTGATCAACAGCGTTTCATGATCAACAACTTTCGCGCGCCCCTGACCAGGTTAAATATAATTATTTTGCGCGCGCCTACCATGCGTCGTATGCGGCCGAGTGGCGCGGCTGAATCGATGCAGGTTCGCGGCCCGCGTCCAGCTCGCGCTTAGCCCGGCGCCGATCCTGACGGTTTCGAACCTTAGCCCACGGCTTGATGCTCGACGCGTGCCCGCCTGCCCAAAATCTGCGGTAGTCCGGCAGTCCCGCGTCAGCGCGCAACCGCCACGGCAGTGTGTTGTCCGTCTTGCCCATCGCCTTAACCCCTAAGCCCACGGTCTACCGTCACGTGAACAGCCCTGAAGGCTATCACCGTGAATTTAATCGTGATACCAGATCGTGAATCATGCGCGGCTGCATCCCGGAAGCCGTACTAGCGGGTTGGCCATCGGAAGCTGTACTAGCGGTTTATCGCTTGACCGTTTCTGAATCGATCCAGTGCCACCGGAAGCTGTACTAGCGGCGCGCGGCTGCATCCCGGAAGCCGTACTAGCGAAGGAGGCTGGGCGTGGGAGCAGAACATTTCATAGCAGGCCGGAGTAGTGACGACCCGAAATGATCTTAAGTGGACAAGTGCGCAACCCACAGTTTGACTCCCACGCCCGGCGGTACGTGGCGGGTGTCGTCACCCGATTGGATTAGGGGATCCGGCAGGCGACCTGCGGAAACGGTACTGAATCCCCTAATCTTGCCGCAACTTTGCTCATAACCCTGGCGGTTTGGTGTCAACCGGGGGATGATTCTCGTGTCAGCAAGTTCCCCGGAAGCCGTACTCACAGGTAGGAGCGTACATCATGAAGGTCATCACCACCGCCGACAAGTTCCGCGTCACAGAGGGACAGCTCGTGTGGCTGGCCTGGAACGGCGAGACCCCCGTGGTGCGGAAGGTCGGGCGTATCAACGACAACGGCACCACGTACCTGGCGGACCCCATCGAAGGCGCGTGCGTGGCCCTGGCCGGTAGCCGTGCCATCCGTATCTACCACCCCGAGACGGGTGTCAAGGCTAGCGACTTCGCCTACGACGCCGAGGAGGTGCTGGTGTGAGCACGTGGGAAGCCGTTGCACGGCAGACCTACATCTGCATGGCCAAGGACCACAACAACTGCGACCAGACGGTGTGCACGCCGGACAACTACCCGCTGCACTGGATGGACGAGGCGGAAATCGCACTGCTGCTGAGGCTGGCCGACCACCTCAACGGTAAGCACGAGGACGGCGTCAAGCGGCCTAAGACGGGCCCGGACGCCGAGGAGCCTAAGCCCGACTCCGGCGAGGGAGCCGACAAAAGTGAGCCCACTGACGGCGCCGATACCCCAGCCGAAGATGCGGGAGATGACACTGGGCCCGGAGAAGATGGTGCTGATGGATCGCCTGCTGCTGACGGACGACCCGTGGACGCCGCAGGAGGCGGAAGCCTTAAGGAAGGCACTAGCCCGTCGGACACCCTAGCTAAGGCTGCCGCTAAGGCTCAGGCTGACCTGAAGAAACTCGCGGACCTGATGCGGGACGCGGAGCCTAAAGGTGAGGCTGCTCCGCACCCGACCGGCAACGGAATCGGCACCAGCGACAGCTACCTGATACCTAAGGTCGCCAAGCAGGACAAGGTCTACATCGATCACCACGCCACGGTTCAGCGGGTGGTGGAGCGCAACCCGATCAGCGGCCGGGACCGCACGATGTACGAGGGTGTGTGCTCCTGTGGGTGGACCACCAGCCCGCACAACTTCAGGTCCATCGGCGGCGCCAACGCGGCTGTGGGTGACCACGCCCGGAACGCCAAGCCCATCAAGGTGAGCACCGGAGGTGAGAAGTGATGCACGTCAAGGACCGGGCCGTGGTGGTACAGCGACACCACACGGAAGCCGTACTGAGCCCCGAGTCGCGGACCCACTTCGAAGAGCTGCTTAGGCAGCGGGCGGCACGTAAGCGGAGGCGGCCATGATCAAGGACACCGGTGAGTACTGGGACGACGCGGCCGTAGCCGACTACCTGGGCATCAAGCCCCAGTCGGTGCCGATGTGGCTTAAGCGCAACGGTGTGCGGAAGCGGGCATCGGCAAGCGAAGTGATGCTGGCCAACGGGGAAACCCCTGGTCAGGGTAGACGGACAGACATTCAGCCCAACGAAGAGCAGACTGTTAACCGCAGAGATGAGGAGTTAGCGCTATGGAAAGCTTCACGCCGCACCCCGATCTAGTCCTCCTTCAGTCCCTAAGCCGTGAGCTGACGGACAACCTGGTGGAAGCCGTGCAGGCAGGCAACGGACCCGAAGCGCTCATGAAAGAGATGGACGTGGACGGCGAGTCCATCGCCGGGTTCGCGGACTTCACGGTGGACAAGATCGACCGGATGCTCCGGCACATGCACAAGGACTCACACGACGGGTTCTGTGACTGCGCTCGTGGGTTCGTCTGCGGCATGTTCCTGGAAGCGTTCGCCATGGGGTTCCGCTACCAGGCCGAGAAGGCCGAGTGGGCTAAGACCAGGGCGTTTCTGGATAAACCTCAGGATCCCCCGGCGCCTGCTCAGGCTGACCCGGAGTAACCCAACCCGGAAGCTCATCCGGCGCTAGCAGTCCAGGGTGGCGGTCAGAAGATGTCTTTCTGGCCGCCACTCGGGCTTTCCGGACTTCAGCGGACTTAGCCGCACCCTGCCTAGCCGAACGCTTAGCGTGATGTGGGGTGCACAGGGACCTGAGATTGTCGTGGTCCTGCGAATCCCCGCAGTGGTCGACCTCTCGGGCCAGCCGGTCGCACATGCCGTAGACGGCCCGATCCTCTTCCAGGGAACCCCACTGACACCGCTTACCGTCCCGCTTGAGCTGGGCCTTGCGGCGCTTCTCCCAGTCCGGCGGCAGCG